TTGCCCACGGTGCACGTGAGCACGCCATCGCCCGAGACCATGCGCCGAACGCGCGAGCGCGCGGTCGCCGCCGGACGCTGCCGCACCTGCTGCAGCCACGATTCCCGCCCCCGGCCCGGCTACAAGCTGTGCGATCGCTGCATCGCGCTCGGCAACCTGCGCCAGCTCGGACGCCGGCTGATGGCGCTGCTCGCCGGGCTGTGCGTCCGTTGCCTAGGTGAGCGCAGGCCGGATGAGACCCGTTGCTCCGGATGCCGGGCCGTCCGGCGGGCAAAATATGCGCATTCCAAGGAAGCTACCCCGGACGTAACCGTACACAATTCGTCCACGGGCGATTCTCCTAAGCATGAAGATTCTGCACATCGAGGATCACGGACCGACGGCGAAGGTTGTGGGGCGCGTACTGGCTAAGGCGGGCCACACGGTCGTTAACGTGACCACTCCCGAAGCGGCTTGCACGGCCCTGCAGCATGGCGGATACGATTTGGTGGTGAGCGATTTCAACATCGAAGGCGGCACGGCGGCCGAGGTGGTGGCGTCGCGCGGCTCGGCCCGGTGGGTGTGGCTCACCTCGGACGAAGATTGCTTGCGCCATCTCGCGGCGCCGTTCGTGCAGAAACCGGCGCTCCCAAGCGCGATCGTCGCGGCCGTGGCCGAGGTGGCATCGTGAACGCTGGACAAAATCTATACGCCGTGAGAATGTCCAAATCTATGGGTGGTGGGCAAGCTCTCTGTATGACGGAAACGCCGTGGTCCGCTGTGCCCGATGCAGCGCTGCAGGCGCTCGACATCGTGGCTCGTAGGCTCGAACGCAGCGTCAGGTCCGAAGCGAAGATCGTCTCGATCTGGACGCACAACGGCCGCACGCTGGCGCGCATCCGCTGCGGCGTGGTCACGTTCCGGCTGACCTTCGACCATGGAGAGTGGCGGTTCGTGTGAATAGTGCGCGCTGGCGTAGGTCCGTGAAGCTCGAAGCCGACCGCTTCGGCTGCAAGGTCGAGCAGACCAATGGCAACCATCTCGTGGTGCGGCATCCGTCGGGCTGGTTCGTCTACGCATCGCTGTCGCCGTCCGATGCGCGCGCGCTGCGGTACCTGCGCGCTGACCTGCGCCGCAAGGCGACCGGGGTCTGGCGATGATGCCGAAGACCGCGGCCGCCGCAGCTGCAGACGCGTATATGCTCGCGGCGTCGCTCTGTCATGGTCGTAGTTATCCGGTATATCCGGCTCGGATCGGGCGCTGCTCGCCGACGTGCATCAAGGCGTGGCGCCGTTACTGCGGTTTCGTCGCACAGCTGAAACGGCGTGGGCCGTTCGCCGAGGACTCGTGAAGGTTCACCGGCTGCACCCGAAACCGAAGCGGCGGCCGATCATGGCGCGCTGTGGCGTGGTGCTCTCCACAGACCCGAGCTCGGATGGGCCGTTCGCGATCGCCGACGTCAACTTCGTGTGGCTGCCGTCGTGGGCGCAGTGCAAGGCATGCATGCGCAGGCCGCTCGCGCTCGCGTATCTGTGCGTCTTCGGTCCGCCACGCGCGCACGGCTTGCCGTACGTCACCAGCGCCAACGAAACGATGCTCGTCATCGTCGAGTCCATCGTCCTCGCCATCCGTCGCATCGGTCAGCCGGCCGAGCATCGTTGCCATCACCGGCCGTACCGATACGGCGCGGTAGGGCTGACGCGCTGCACCTGGCACACCTGCCGCGGCGATCGCGTGGACTTCGCTGGCACGCGCTCGTGGCTGGACGTCAACGAATGGTGGTATCCGGTGGTCGGCGAACCGATGCCGGTCGAAAACTTGTCAGCGGCGTAACTCCCGGCGAGGCTTGGCTGATGTGCGATATCGATTTCGGCGGCGATGACGAGGCGAGCGCATGGAGCGTTCAGCAGATCAAGCACGCCCGCAAAGAGCATCGCTGCGACTCGTGCGGCACGACCATCAAGGTGGGCCGGCCCTACATCCGCATGTCGTGGGTGCAGGAAGGCACGGCCTACACCGAGAAATGCTGTCTCGTGTGCTGGCGCATCGGCGAGCGCTTCGGCAAGGAGCATCGCTGGACGCCGTGCCCGTCGAGCATCCTCGTCACGCTCGACGAGTGCATCGATTACGGCGACGAGGACAGCAAGCGGTGGCGAGCCGACGCGCGGAAGATCCGCAGGCGCATCGGCAAGAGCAACCGCGAACGGGCGGCCGCGTGATGTTCAACGAAGAGCAACGCGACCACATGCGCTACCTCGCGACGATCCAGGCCGGGCAACGGTGCTGGTCGGGGTGGTGCGAGCTTGGCGATGATGGCTGGAAATATTGCTCGGCGCCGCGTCCGTGCCCGATCGACGCCACGCTCGCCGAGCGCATCCGGCAGACCTGCGAATGCTGCGGCAGCTACCCGGACGAGCACACCGGCCGGATGGTGCACCGTCGCGGCTGCACGCGTGAGGCGCGGCTCGAGCACTATCAGGCGTTCGACCTTGGAGGCGAAGCGGGATGAGAGCGCTGACGTTGACGCAACCGTGGGCCGGGCTCGTCGCCTCGGGCATCAAGCTGATCGAGAACAGACCGCGCCACATCGTGAAGCGCGAGGACTTCGGCAAGCCGTTCGCGATTCACGCGAGCCGCTTAATCGACGAGGCGACCTATCACCGGATCGGCGAGCTGGCGCCAGAGCTCGGACAGAGCGCACGCAACATCGATGGCGCGCTCGATTTCTTCTACACGGACACGAGCGATTGGTATCGCCTGTCCCGCGTCACGAGTGCCATCATCGGCGTGGCCACGATCGAGCAAGTCTTCGACCCCAACGCGCACGGCATCGGGACGGCCGAGCCCGCTGCGACCGCACCGATGCCGGCCGACCAGCGCCGATGGTTCTTTGGCAAGATCGGCTACCTACTGCGCGACGTGCGCGCGCTCGCGAGTCCAATCCGATGCCGCGGCTGGCAAGGATTTTGGACGCTCGCGCCGCATCTCGAGACGCTCGTGATCGATCAGCTCGAAGGTGTGGTGTGAACATCGCGATCATCCATGGCGGCCAGACCGGCGTCGATCGCGGCGCACATCGCGTGGCGATCGAATACGGATGGAAGGTTGGCGGCTGCATGCCGAAGAGCGGACGCGACGAGCTCGGCGACATCCCCGCCGACGTCGCGGCCTACCTCCGTCGATGCGTGACCGGCGGGATGCGCGACCGCACCGAAGTCAACATCGATCTCGCCGAGGCGCTGCTCGTCATCGTGCCCGACAAGCAAGACCCCTACGCCACGCCGGGGACAGCGCTCACGCTCAAGCTCGCGCGCGATCGCAAGCTGCCGCGCCTTGTCGTCGAGCCGGCCGATCCGCCGATCGAGACCGTGCGATGGCTCGGGCTGCTGCGCCAGCGCCTCGGCAACGGACACGCGACGCGCATCATGGTGGCCGGCCCGCGGGCGTCGCGGTGGCTGGATGGCGAGCGCGAGGCCGCCGGCTTCCTTCGGCGCATGTGGCAGCACATGCTGGACGTGGCGTGATCTACGTCCTCGGCATCTCGGGCGGCAAGGATTCGGCTGCGCTGTGGTCGTGGGCGAAGCGAACCGGCGTGGAGCCGCGGCGTGCAGTGGCCAATAACACTCATTGGGAAGCTGGCGGATGGGAGGACTACCTCGCCGAGCTGGCCGCGGCGATCGGCGAGCCGCTGACGATCCTCGAGTCCGAGGGTTTCATCGAACGCACGCTGCGCAGCGGGACGTTTCCCGGGATGCTGAATCGGAGATGGTGCACCGAAGAGCTCAAGCTCTTGCCGATGCGTGCCGAGCTTGATCGCATCCGTGATGAGACCGGCGACGATGTGACGATGGTGGTCGGGATCCGCGCCGAAGAAAGTGATCGCCGCGCGAAGATGCCAGAGCGTGAATGGTCCGACTTCTACGATTGCGAGATGTGGCGGCCGCTGATCGACTGGACGCTCGAACAGATCATAGCCGAGCACCACACCGGGAACATCCCGATCAATCCGCTGTACAAGCTCGGCGCCGAGCGCGTCGGATGCTTCCCATGCGTGCGCGCGCGCAAGCGCGAGATCCGCATGGTGGCCAGGCTCGCACCCGAACGCATCGCCGAGATCAGAGCGGCTGAACAGGCGACCGGTACCACGATGTTCTGTCTCGAGCAGCCAAAGAAGAAAGGTCAACCGCGCAAGCTGATCCCGACGCCGATTGACGAGATGGTGCTGTGGGCGAACACGGATCGCGGCGGCCGGCAGCTCCCAATGTTCCCCGAGCCATCGGGATGCGCGCGATGGGGAATCTGCGAACGTCCATCCGACGAGGACAAATGAATGCCCTCTACAACGAAAACAATCCCTTCGCCGCCGAATGGCTCGGGCGACTCGTCGAGCGAGGACTCGTCGGGCCCGGACGCGTCGATCGCCGAAGCATCACCGAGCTGCGCGCCGCTGACGTCGCCGGTCCCGGTCAGCGGCACTTCTTCGCCGGCATCGGCGGCTGGTCGTACGCTCTTCGACTTGCCGGCATCCCCGATGACTCCGACATCTGGACGGGCTCGTGCCCGTGCCAGCCGTTCTCGTCCGCCGGCGCGCGGGCTGGAACACGCGACCCTCGACATCTTTGGCCGGCATGGTTCGCACTCATCGAGCAGTGTCGCCCTGCAATCATCCTTGGAGAGCAAGTTGCGTCGCGCGATGGACTCGTGTGGCTCGATGCTGTTTACGCTGATCTGGAACGATGCGGTTACGCCGTCGGGGCGTCGGATCTGTGCGCTGCGAGCGTCGGAGCGCCTCATCGACGACAACGCCTCTACTTCGTGGCCCACACCGACGAGGCTGGACGGACAATCGAGCGCGCGCGACGGCTACCGCGTCACGATGCACACGGGCACGACGTTGCTGGACGCGGCACGGATGGCGACGTGGCCGACGCCAGCGGCGACCGACGACAAGCATGTGAGCGCGCACGGCCAGCGGCGCGGTCAGCTCGGCGAGGCGAGCCGGCTGGCGTGTTGGGCGACACCGGTGGCGACGGAGCTCGGGAACACGCTCGAGAACTATCGGGCGATGAAAGCGAACGCGCGCTCCGGTCCGTGCACGGCGATCACGCACCCGTCGCTGCAAGCGCAGCTCGCGATATGGCCGACACCGAAGGCGAGCGATGCGACACGTGGCGGCGTGGCGGCCCGAGCGGGCGAGCGCCGCTCGAACCTGATCGACACGGCGCAACTCGTGAATTCTGGCGAGACGCCGATTGGATCGAATGCTCCGACGGCACAGCGCGGCCAGTTGAACCCGGAACATTCCCGTTGGCTGATGGGGTTCCCTGCCGCGTGGGACGCCTGCGCGGCTACGGAAACGCGATCGTCCCACAGCTCGCGGCGGCGTTCGTCGAAGTCGCGCTCGACGCGATCGGTGAAAGGCTCGGATGCGGAAGATGATCAGACACGGCGCGAAGGTGACCTGCGATCTGGACGGGTGCAGCGCAATGTTCGTGACGTACAGCTACGTGCGGCTGGCGAGGAAGCAAGCGAAGGCAGCCGGCTGGTTCCGGGGGAGAGCGCGTCGCCTGTGGGGCAGCCGGATAGACCCGGGCCGTCGGGATCTGTGCCCGAAGCATCGACCGAGCCCGATCGTCCGCACAAAATCTATCGCTACCTCGGCGACGCCATGACCGATCCGGCGCTCGCCGGCGCGACGTGCGAGCCCGTGCTGCGCGCCGATGGCAAGTGCATCGTGGGCGGCAGCAAACAGCTCGTGCGCTTCTCCGATGGTACCGAGCATGTGGTGCTGCGGCGCCGGCTGCGCATCGTGCGTTAGCGCGGGATGGTCGCTTCGCACAGGCGATCGCCGAATGCGCAGCACGCGCACATCATGAACCGCTCGGCGCGGTAGCACAGCGGCCGCTTCGGCGTCGGGCACCACGGATCCAGCGGGTCCGGCGGCGCGCGGTTCGAGATGGTGGCGATTGGCGCGGCCGCGCACGCGGCGACCAGCGCGATCGCCAGGCGCATCACGGCTTGCGTCCGGCAGCGTTCTCGGCGTCGACGAAGACTCGCGCCGCTTCCTTGAGATACACCTCGGCGATGTCCCGGTCTTCGACGACGAAGCTACTCGACGCGGCAGCGAGCGCGAACGACGCATGACGTAGCCGCCGCAGCGCCTCGACGTAGCTCTCGTCGGGGTCTTTGATCACGCGCGGGATGGGGCCCGAATCGCGACGCGTGGAGCCCACCTTAGTCCTCCGGGAGCATGGCGCGGACGGCCGCATCCTTGCTCTCGAGCAGCTTGCGCAGCGCCACTGCGCGCTCGGCACTGTTGGGGATCTTGACCACGATATCGGCGGCGAGCGCGCCGAACATCCGCGACGTGTCGCGCAGCGGCCCTTCGGGAAGGTGCTCGAAACGGAAAAAACGCATCATCTTCTTCGTGGCGGGATCGAGATCGGGCTCCATCATCAACTCCTTGTCAGCTCGTCGAGAGCGGGCTCTTGATAGCACGCGCATCCGATCAACTCGCCAGGCATGTCATCCGGCGGATCGTCTTCGGAGAAACGCTCGCCATCGAGATCGATGTGCTCCTGCCGATCGTTGGGGCCGTACGGCTTGCGGTGACGCCAGATCCAGCCGACGCCGAGCGCGCTGATGCGAGCGTCGGCGTACGCCGCATCCGCCTTGCCGATCTGATCGCTCGCGATGATGTCGGCCCGCGAGCGCGCAACATCGAGCCGCTCTTCGACCAGCGCGCGGAGCTCGTCCTCGCTCTTGCCCATGCCGGCGTGCAGCACGCCAGCGATCTGCTCGTGCGCGCGCGATCCGAGCGAGTCGATCAGCTGCCGATTGCGCGCCACGAACCGGCGCTCGATCGCGCCGTGTCCGGCGTCGCCGACATAGAGCGGCGTCCCGAGTCGTGCCTTGACCTGCCGATCGAATTGCGCTTCCTGAAAGCGCGATGCCTGCCGCGCGATCTGCGCGAGTCGCTCGGGCGCGCGTGCGGCCTCGGTGTGGTGCTCGAGCATCCGGGCCGCTCGCTCGATCGCGTGCTGCGTTGCTGCCGCGTCACCAGCCGCTGCATGCGCGATCGCAGGCTTGATCAGGTTGCCAAGCTCACCGACAAGGCGCCGCAGCTGCGCGCCATACGACGCCGTGATCGCGGTGGGCTCGGCCGGCCTCGGCATCCTGCGCGGCGCGCTGTGGCCGGGCACGAACCGGCCGCCTTTCCGTGATGTCGGCAGCACGGCCCGCCGCTGCGCGAGCTGTACCTTGGCGCGCGATAGCCGGTCGATCGCCGCGCTGTCATCTCGACGATCGGGGTATGCATGATGCAAGGCAATCGCGCGCGCGACGCCGGGCTCGTATCCCGACGCGATCAGCTCGGCGATGTTGGCCGCAATCACCTCATCCGATGTGCCAGGCAAGAGCGGCATCGCGATCAGGGTGGCTCATAGATTCGACGAATCCAAGAAAAAGGCAGGCATCCCACCTGTCCACGCGCCTTGTATCCCGGGTGGCGGCGCCGGATTCGGCAATGCGCCGCCGACCACGATCAGCTGCGCGAGCGATCCAGCGACGATCGCAGCATCGACATCGAGGCTGCCGGGCCACGAGCTCGCCAGAATGAGCCGATCGAGCGAAGTCGCAGGGGGCGTCGGACCGAATGCGGCGATACCTGCGGTGGTACCAGCCGCGTTCACGCTGCACGCAATAAAGTAGGGGACCCCGGCCGAGAGCGTGAGATTGAGCGCGTTGTACACCGATCCCCACTGGGCAATCGCCGTCGAGAATGCGGTCTCGGGCGCGAGGCGCAGCAGCGACGACAGTTGATAGATCGCGATCCGGTAGATGTTCGCGGTTATGCCGACGCCGAGGAAACGCACCTTGTTAACCACGAGATCCTGGTCGAGCACGAACGTCGAGATCCGCGCGGTCGTTGTCCCGATGTTCGTCGGCGTCGGGTTGGCTGGTGTCGCGCCGAGTCCCTGCATGCGACGAAGGATCGGGCCCGGATCACCGTTCCCATACGCGGCCGCAATCTTCCCCCACCACCGTGGCAGCGCGACGCCGAGTGTGGTGCGCATCGCCGCAGCGTCGGCGTCATCCATCAGCGCGCGCCCGGCCGCGGTCATGTCGGACAGCTTCGTCATCGGCAGCGATGCATCTGCGACACGCGCCGCGGCGAGCGTGCCCGCGCCGATGTCGCTCGCGCTACCCGACGCCGCGATCGCGGCGAGCCCGGTCACCTTCGCCGCCGGGATGGTGTCGGCGGGGACATCGAGCGCGCCAGCAGTGACGTGCACGTAGCCCGTGCCGCTCGGCGCCGGGCCCGCGGGCCCCGTGGCACCTTGGATCCCCTGGATGCCTTGCGCCCCTTGCGCCCCCGCGTTCCCCTGGGGGCCCTGCGCTCCGGTGGCCCCTTGCGCTCCGGTCGCGCCTTGGGGACCTTGCGGGCCCGCGGGCCCCGTCGCTCCGACCGCGCCATCAGCACCATCGGCACCCGGTGGCCCCTGCGCGCCGTCCGCGCCATCATCGCCAGCCGGACCGGCGGCGCCTTGGGGGCCCGCGGGACCTTGAGCGCCGGCTGCGCCGGTCAGACCTTGCGGACCCTGCGGACCTTGGGGACCCTGTTCGCCGCTGCCGGCCGCTGAGACAAGCTGCCAAGCGAAGAAGTCGCCGGTGTTGCCGCCGACGAAGGCGACGAGCCGGCAAACGTCGTCATCCATCCAACACGCATATGGCGACTCACCATGACGCGGAGGCCGAAGCCCGAAGACACGCGGATCGCGCGGTGTCCTACGAAGCCGCATCGGCCACCCCGATTCGGATCATGCCGCCGATGGTCGCACGGCGCGCTGATCTTCGGGGTTGGCTTCTCCGTCAGCCGCCTTCGCAGGCTTGATGTCGCGCTCGACAACATCGCCCGGAGCGCCAGCCTTCGGCGGGATCACGCCGTTCTCGAGCAGCGCCTCCCGCTGCGCGGCATCGAGCTTGTCCTGTTTCTCCTGCGCTTTCTTCGCAGCCTCGCGCGCTTTCCAGTCGATCTGCATCTCCATGCTGTACGTGTCGCCGCCCCACCGCGAGGTAGCGATGTCATCCCCGCTCGCAGACCCGATGTTGAAATAGATCTCGTCGGCCTGCGCGACCTTGAGCCGCGTATCGGCGAGCTCGGACTCGTCCGGCGCCCACAGCGGCCGCCATTCGATGCTCCACACGTCGGGCTCCTTGCCCTCCGTCGGACCATCGGCCGACAACATGATCAGCTGGATCCCGCGCTCGACCAGCGGCTCGAGATGGTGCTGCTCTTGCGCGGCCTGATCGTAGAAGAAGGCGCGATCGCTTTCGCCCGTCGCGTTCATGCCAGCCGGCGAGATGCCGAGCAGCTTCGTCACCGGCATGCGCCCCGCGGCCGCGAGGCGCGCGGCCAGGCGATCGAGCACGTCGGCATAGCCGGACATCGGCGTTTGCTGACGGCTGAAATCGTCCGTGGCATCGAGCACGATCGCGCGCAGCGTGCTGCGCAGCAGGTCGATCTGCGTAAGCCGCGCCTGCGCCTTTTTGTCGTCGCCTTGATCGACGAGATCCGAGAGCCCGCTGATCTTGTAGACCGTCTGCGCGAAGTCCTGCAGGAGTCCAGCGGCCGCGCCCCACGAGAGCCCGAAGTCGCGGAGTACCGTGTAGACGCGCGTCAGCACCGAATCGTCCCAACCGTTCAGCTGGCCGGGCTGCTGCCGCCGCGTGACGCGTTCGCCGCGGAAGATCATCAGCCGCGAGCGGTGGATCAGGATGCCTTGCGGAGTCGTGCCAGCCATGCCGCCCGTGATGATCGGCTGCAGCCGGTACATCGTCGGCTGGCCGAACGTTGGCGACATGATATCGCCATCCCAGTCCTGTGCGATCAGCTCGCGCGACTCGAGCACGTGCAGCGCGCGGACCTTCGTCCACGTCCCATCGATGAGCTGCTCGGAGAGCTCGCCAGGCGCGCCATCGAGCACGGGGAAGATCGCAGCGCCGCCGGTCGCGCGCGCGAGGCAACGCGCATGGAGGATCGCGTGATCGAGCCCGATCTCTTCGGCCACGCCCGCGATCTCTTCCGCTTGATCCTTGTCCTCGGTCTTGATCTCGTAGCCGCGTCGGAACGCCTCGCACGGGTAGGTCTCGACGATCGTGCGCGCGAGATCGTCGCTGCGCCACAGCTCGAGACCGAGTAGATCGTTGGCGCACTCGGTGACCGCGCGTGCGCCCGTTCGCTTGTCACGTTGCGTGAGCAAGCCGGTGATGATGTTCCCCCACCCATCGTTGCGGAGGACGTTGAGCACCTGTTCGCGATCGGCGTCGCTCATGGCTTGACGGTACTCGAATCGCGGCCGGGCGCGAATTCTGCGAGATATCGGCGCAGCGCGCGGCGCACCACGGTCGAGATCGTTTGTCCATGCGCCTCGGCGGTTGCGTGCAGCGTCGCCTGTAGCTTCTCGTCGATCGTCACGTAGAGGTGCGGCCGGCTCATGGTGCGCAAGTCTACGAGAACCCACTGACGCGCAGTGCGAGCGCACTAGCGATCACCGGGAAACGTGCGATCCGGATGCGCCGTTTTTGGATCCGCAGGCCGTTGCATGCGATTCGTCGAGTCGATGGGGCTCGAATATCGGATCGACGCGGCGTCTTCGCTGAAGTCGCCCGTTCGCACCGAGCAAGGCTTCCTGCGCCTCGATGGGCTCGTCTCGCGACCGGGGATCTACCAGTATGAGGATCCCAAGATGCCCGGCGGATGGCGGCGCGAGCTCCTGCCGCGCGATGTCGCGTTCGACGCCGCGGCGCTCGCCGGCTTCGAAGGTGCGCCGGTCACGATCAATCACGTGGCGAAGGTGACGCCCGGGAACGTGAAGCGCTTCGAAGTCGGCACCGTGCTGTCAGCTCGCCAGGACGGTGACGCGGTGGCGGCGACGATGGTCATCAAGGATGCCGACGCCATCAAGGCGATCGAGGCCGGCAAACGCAAGCTGTCCCCCGGCCGCGCGATCCAGTACGACCCGACTCCGGGCAACGATCCAGAATTCGGACGATACGACGGGATCCAGCGGCTGACGAAGGTCAACCATCTGGCGATCGTCGACATCGCGCGCGGCGGCGAGCAGATGCAGCTGCGCATGGACGGCATCGACGTGCCCATCGCGGCCGAAAAGGAGCCCGACGTGAAGAACCCCGACGACAAGACCGAGGCCGCCGCGGCCGGCGGCGATCAGCAGCGCGATGACGGCGGCGACGCCAGCGCGCAGACGATCAAGACCCTGAACGAGCGGATCGCCACGCTCGAGACACAGCTCGCGGATGCCAACCGCACGCTCGAGAGCGAGCGGATCGCGGCCGCGAACACGCGCGCGGACGGGCTGCAGACGCAGCTCGAAGCGCAGGCCAGCACGCTGAACGAGAACGCGGTCAAGCGCGCTGCGCTGATCGTGCAGGCGCAAGCCGTCATCGGTCCGACGTTCGACGCGATGACGATCAGCAACCGCGATCTGCAGACGCTCGTCATCAAGAAGCTGCGGCCGAACGACAACACCGCGGTGATGAGCGATGCGGCGTGCAGCGCGCGCTACGATGCGCTCGTCGAGACCACCGTGCGCGGCCGCGAATCGCTCGCGGCCGCTGGCGCCGCGCTGATCGGCGGGCTCGAGACGGCGGCCGGGATCGAGCAGAAGAAGTCCACGACCGAGCAGGAGCGCGCCGCGAAGATGAAGGCGCACCGCGAGCAGTGGAAGCAACCCCTTCCCTCCACACAGTGGAAGTAGGAGACGGCGATGGCTTTTCCGGCAACGCAAACCACCCTCCCCGACAAGCTGCCGCCGTTCATCGCCGGTCAGCTCGCCGACCTCTGGACGGAGGAAAACGGCGACGTCCAAACCGCGACCAGCGAGGAGGCCACCGCTGGCATCCCGTTCGGCGTGATGGTCGGCGAAGGCGAAGGCGAAGACGGCGTGCTGCTGCTCGCCGCCACCGACGACGCGCTCGCGGGCATCGCGGTCTACGATCCGATCGATCCGCTCAACCTCGACGCGGACGGCAAGCTCAAGCCGGGGTGGACGTTCGATCGTCTGACGGTCGGGCGCGTCGCGGTGATCGTCGAGAACGCGGTGTCGAAGGACAGCGAGGTGCACGTCCGCGCGGTCGCGGTCGATCCAGAGCAAGCAGGCGCCTTCCGCGCCGGCGCCGACGGTGCCGACACGATCTCGCTCGTCGGGATCGCCAAGTTTGTCACCGAGACCACGGGCGCGGGGATCGCGATCGTGGACATCGACCTGCGCAACGCCGCGCTCGCCACCGCGGACTCGTGAAAGGGACCACCGAGCCATGAAGCCCCAAATGGAGAACCGCCTCGACTCGGCGTCTACCTACTTCCTGACGCAGCAGCTGCAGTCCCTCGATCCGACGGACTACTACGAGCTCGTCCCCGGGCGCCTCGCGCGCCGCTTCTGTCCGCTGATCGGCAACGTCGCGCCGTATGATGAGACGTACAAGTATGCGCTGACGCGCCTCAAGGGCCGCGCGAAGGTCTCGGGCCCGAAGAGCAAGGCGGCGCCCACCGCGTTGCCCGTCCGCGAAGAGCGCGTCTCGCCGATCGTCGCCATCGACGGGAGCTTCGGCTGGAGCTTCGACTCCATCCGCGCCGCGCAGCAGAAAAACATCAACCTCGATAACGACTGCTACCTCGCCGACCTGACGGCATCGGAGCAGACCGTCGACTCGATGCTCTGCTACGGCAACGGTGACGCGTTGACGCTCGGGACCATCCCCGGGCTGATCAACAACAACGTGACGAACGGTGGCGACATCACGAACGTGGTGCCCGCCGCGAAGACCGGTGGCGGCGATTGGCTCGCCCCTGCGACGCCGATGGAAGAGATCCTGAAAGACGTCGTGGCGATGATCCAGGACGTGAAGAACGGGCTCAAGCAAGCGATGGCCGCGAACACGCGGGCGCCGATGTTCGAGACGTTCTCGCTGTTCCTTCCCACCGCGCTCTTTCACCACCTCGCGCTGCCGCGCAGCACGCAATCGGATATGAGCGTCCTGCGGTGGCTGAAGGCCAACCTGCAGGACCACGGCCTCACGGCGATCGAACCGTGGTGGCAGCTCGATGCGGCGGCGCCGGGCGCGTCGGCCGGCAAGGGCATGGCGCTGCTCGCGCCCAACATCACGAGCGGCGCGATCCATCCGATCGCCGGCGGCGCGCTCGTGCCGCTCGAGCACACGCGCGAGCAAGAGCAGTATGCGGGCCGCAACGTCGTGGTGCCGACGGTCACGCGCTGCGGCGGCTTTATCAACCGCTTCCCGATCGCGTTCCGCACGATGTTCGGGGCCGCCTTCGACGCGTGAGAAAGGCCATGAGCGATGACGCCACCGATCGTATGGACCGATGTTCTGGCGCATGCGCCTGAACTGTCCACGATCGCCGTCAGCGCTCAAGCCGATATCCTCGCGCTCGTGAACGACGCGATCCAGGAGAGCGCGTGGGGCTCGTCCTTTCGGACGAAGCTCGCGCGCATCTACTACGCCGCGCACCTCGCGACGGTCTCGCGATCGCTGTCGGGCGCGGGCGGCCCGATCGCGTCGGAGTCGGAAGGCGGCGTGTCCGTCACGTACGCGACGCCGCAGCAGATCACCACGACCGAGCTCGGAGAGTCGCGCTACGGCCGGCTGTATCTCGAGCTGCGGCGTCACCTTTCCGGGCGCGTCGGGATGGTGCTCTGATGGCGCTGCGCGGGGCGCTGTCCACGACCGTCGACGATCGCACGTGGCGCGCGTTGCGCGCTCACGTCGGCACGCTGTCGCGCGCCACGCTCAAGGTTGGGATCACGACGTCGGCGCGGCATTCGAAGGGCGACATCTCGCTCGCGGATCTCCTGGCCACGCACGAGTTTGGCGCGCCGCTCGCCGGCATCCCGGCGCGGCGGCCGTTGCGCTCGGCGTTCGCCGCGAAGCGCGACGCGTTCGCCAAGGTGATCCGTGCCGCCGTCGCCGCTGCGACGCGACAGCGCAACCCCATCAGCGCGCTCGAGATGATGGACCGGATCGGCCGATGGGCGTCCGACATGGTGCGGACGTACATCAAGAGCACGAACCTGGCGCCGCCGCTGAAACCGGCGACGATCAAGCGCAAAGGTCACGCGCATGCGCTCATCGACAGCGGCGAGATGGTCGACAACATCGGCTACGCCGTCGAGGAACACTGATGGGTCTCGCCGATGTCATCGCGCGCTTCGGGACGGGTACCTACCAGGTGACGCGTCCGGCGATCGGGACGTGGGTTGATGGCCACTATGTCAACGAAGGCGCGCCTTCCACGTTCCCGATCGATGCGAGCGTCCAGCCGATGAGCGGCCGCGATCTGCGCGATCTTCCCGAGGGCATGCACGCCGAGGACGTCCGACGGCTGTGGACGCGCACGGAGCTTCGCACGGCCTCTACGCAGATTGGGGCATCGAGCTCGAACGCATCCGGCGAGCCCGACGTGGTCTCGATCGATGGCGAGGACTATCGCGTGGTGCGCGTCGAGCACTTCGCGATCCTCGATGACTTCTACCGCGTGCTCGTGGCTCGCCTGGGGGCGCCATGATCGTCGCGACCATGGCATCGCTGCACGGTCGGGAAGCGCTGCTTGAGCAGACCGTGGCCTCGCTCGCGCCGCAGGTCGATGCGATCTGCATTTACCTAAACGGCCACGATGAAGTGCCGCGCTTCCTCGCGCAGCCGAAGGTGCTCCACGCCGTGCTGTCGAAGGAAGCCGGCTGGCGTGGCGCCGAGGCAAAGCTCTGGTGGTGGGATCGCGATCTGTTCAAGGCTGCGCCGTCATGGGATCCCGATGACGTCGCGCTGATCGTCGACGACGACATCGTGTATCCACCAAATTATGCGGCTACGATGATGGCCGCACTGCAGCGCCGGCCGGGGACAGCGGCATGTGTGCATGGCAGCGTGCTCGATCCGGTGATCCACAACTACGCGGGCTCGCGCTGGATCGCGCGCGCGGCCGGACCGCTGTCCGACGATGCGCGCTGCCATCTTCCGGGCACGGGAACGATGGCCTTCCGCGTCGGCACGTGGCGCCCGTCGCTGGCCGCGATCGAATGGTCGCATTGCGTGGACATCGCCGCCGGCCTGCAGCTCCGCGACGCCGGGATCGAATGCTGGGCTGCGGCTCGAACCGATGGCTGGCTGCGGCCGATGCTTCTGCCGAAGGGTACGAGCGTTTTCAAGCAACGCGTCGGGGCCGGCAACGATGCGATCGAGACGGCCATCTTGCAGCGGTCGCCATGGCCGGCGCTCGAACCGTTCGGCCGCGGCTGGATCCGACGCGGCATCCCACAGCCCGCGGCGTCGCCGTGGCTGCGCTCGATCCGCCCGTCACTCAACGCGCAGCTCCCGCCCACGGCCAGCCGGATGGTCGGGGATCGGCTCAAGGGCCGGGCCGGGATCGTTGTGGAGCTCGGCAGCGGGCACGGCAGCGCTCGGCTCGCCGCCGACCTCCCGCCCACCTGCCGGCTGGTCTCGGTCGAGCACGACGGCCGCTTCGTCGGACTCGTGCGCGACACGCAATACATCCATGCGCCGATCAAGGGTGGGTGGTACGACCGCACGATCCTTCAGCAGCGCATGCCAGCGCCGCACGAGCAGTGCGCGATCGTTGTCGATGGCCCGCCCAAGCACATCGGCCGCAGCGGGCTTCTCGCCAATCTCGATCTGTTCAGCGACGATGCCCCGATGATCGTCGACGACGTGCATCGCCCGGACGATCGCGAGCTGGCCGAGAAGCTCGCGCAGATCCGCGGCCAGCGCATGGAGATCGTGGATTGCGGCGGCCGCGCCTTCGCCGCGCTGGGGTGGCCATGAGCGCGATCGCGTGGGACACCATCGAGTCGGCGCTCGCGACATGGGTGCGCACGGCGTGCGCGCTCGGCGAGCACAACGTCGCGTGGTCGTACGAGCTGAAACCCCGTCCGCACGTTCCGTTCGCGTCGCTCACGCTGTCGGACATCCGCACGATCGGCCACGACTGGATGATCACCGATGACGCGCCACTACCGGCGCCAGGCGAAGAGCTGCGGATCCGCGCGCGTGGTGTTCGCTCCGCATCCTTCGAGGTGCAGCTCGTGCCCGATGGGGCCGTCGAGTTGATGCGGCGCGCAGCCGGCGATCTTGTCGCCTCGGTGCCGCTCTTCGTGTTCACGCTCGACGAGGCCGGCATCGCGATCGAAGACATCGGCCCCGTTCGCGTGCTGACCGGCGACCGCGGCAGCATCCTCGAACCACGAGCGATCGTGGAGTTTCGCATCGGCCTCGCTTCGGAGCTCGAGTCGCGCACCACGTACATCGAGCGCGTGAACATCAAATCCGCCCCCCTTGGGATCGACCTCTGGATCCCCGACCCACCCCCTCCGGAGAGCTGAACATGTCGCTTGATGACCATGTGGAAATCACCGTCAACCTGGGCAACGCCGGCGTGGCGCGGCTCGGGTTCAAGCTGCCGATGATCCTCTCCCACGTCGCGACGTTCGGCGAGCGTATCCGGTACTACTCGAGCGTCGCCGAGCTGATCGACGACAACGTGGTGCCCGAAGACGGCGGCGAGGTGCGGGCGGCCACGAAGATGATGGCGCAGTCCCCGCACGTGAAGCAATTCGCGATCGGTCGTGCGGTCGGCGACGTCACGCAACGCTATGCACTCGCGCTCGTGCTCGCCAGCGATGCCGAGATCTACAAGCTCAAGGTGTGCGGCGTCGGCTTCGACGATACGATCGTCACGGTCACGCCAACCGGCGGCGACGGGAACGACGACATCATCGGCGATCTCGTGACGCAGCTGCAGGCCGTGGTTGGCCGCAACTACACCGCGACCGTGGTCCCCGGCGCGTCGGATACCGATACGCTGCTGATCACGGGGACGGCGGCCAACAACTGGTTTTCCGTCGAGGTGCTCGATCCGCGCCTGATGACGATCGCGCAGACGCACGCCGATGCGAACGTCGATGACGATCTGACCGCGATCGAGCTTGTCGATTCGTCGTGGTACGGCCTCGTCACGCTGTACAACTCGCGCGCCTACTGCGACACGGTGGCGGAATGGATCGAAGCGCGGGTCAAGACCTACTACTGCGCGTCGGGCGACACCGAGAGCATCATCGGGGTCTACACGGTGAACGTGTCCGCCGACGTGCTCGCCGGGCTGATGGATGACGGCCGGCGCCGCACCATCGGCATCTACCACGCGTCGCCGTGCGACTTCGCCGACGCCGCGCTCGCGGGCAAGCTGATGCCGAAGACGCCGGGCACCTGGACAGCGAAATTCAAGGATCTGGCGAGCGTCACGCCCGACTCGCTCACCACCACGCACCGCAACAATCTCAAGGCGCGGCGCGCGAATTTCTACGTCACCGAGGCCGGCCGCCGCATCACGGCCGAGGGCACGGTTGCCGACACCGTCTTCGGCTTCTTCGATGTCGTCGTGGGCGTCGATGCGTTCGTCGACGATCTGCAGAAATCGATCTTCGGCGTCATGCTCGCGCAGGACAAGATCGCCTATACCGACGAGGGCATCGCTTCGATCGAGTCCGCGGCGCGCGCGAGCGCGAACCGGTGGGCTGAGATCGGCGTGCTCCGCACGGACCCCGCACCGAGCGTCACGTTCCCGCGCGTGGCCGACATCGATCCCAGCGTCCGGGCGCTGCGCGAGCTGCCCGATGGCGCCGTCAACGCCGAGCTCGCCGGCGCCGTCCACAAGACCAGCATCACCGTCAACCTGACCGAGTGAGGTAGCCCATGGCGTTTCGTCGATACAATCCCAAGCGCGTGGCGATCTCGTTCGCCGGCCTGCAGCTCGTCGGCTTCATGGACGGCACGTTCGCTGCGTTCCAGATGGACGAGGATCAGGTGATGCGAACGGTCGGAGCCGATGGCTTCGGCGTCGCCACGCTCAACGCGAATCTCGGCGCGACCGTCAAGATCACGCTGATCCAGGCGTCGCCGTCGAACGACTCGCTCTCGGCGCTGCTGCCCGATCCGATCAACGGCCGCCTTCCGACCGGCGAGTTTCAGATCAAGGATCTGAACGGTACGACGCTGCTGCACGCGAAAGACGCGTACATCGTCCGCGTGCCCAACGTGGATTACGCCAAGGAAGTCGGCCCGCGCGAATGGACGTTCCAGCTCGATTCCGTGGATACCTACTTGGTCGGCGGCAGCGACGAGTAACCACCATGCCGAAGACGCGGAAGATCCACGATGTCGAGGCGACGAGCGAAGAGCTGCCGGCGATGCGCGCGCTCGCGATCGCGCCCGAAGTCGCAGTGATCTTCGCGCCCGTGATCGGGCGCATCACGGGCGCGCTCTCGCAGGAGAATGGGCTCGCCGATCTCGGTCCGACGATCGGCGCGGTCGCTGCCGATCTGCTCGGCGGCAAGCTCGCCGAGCTGGCCGTGCCGCTCCTGGCCACCACCTACGTGGTGATCGGTGAGGGCAAGGCGCGCGAGCGCATCGAGCTCACGTCCAGCGACGCGATCAACCGCGCCTTTGCCGGGCGCCTCGGAGCCCTGCCCGGCGTGCTGCTGCTCGCCGCGGAGGTGAGCTTCGGCCCTATTTTCGGCGTCAAGCCCAAAGCCATCCAGCCCGCGGATCAGGGTTCCGAGTCGAAGGTCTCGAGCCCGAGCATCGTCAGTGCTGGCCGGCGTGGCGCCTGATTCTCGGCGGTCACATTTCCTGGTCTGATGCGATGTCGATGACACTCGACGAAGTCGATCTGTACAACCGCGGCCTCGACGCGATCGAGGCCAGCAAGCCAGAGGTGCGCCGTGGCTGACCCGGTCGCGGAATTCGCCGCCCACCTCGGGCTCGACGTGGACGAGAAGCAATGGGCGAAGGGTGACTCCGCGATCGCGCAACTCCAAGGCGCGATGACGCGCGCTGTCGCCGCCGGCCAGCTCATGGCCACCGGGATCCAGAAAGCCGCGGGGATCGCCGTCGATGTCGTGCGCGGCGTTGCCGAGACCCTGATCAGTTGGGGCGAGCAGACGCTAGAGACCACCGGTCACCTCGCTGACCTTTCGCAGCAGACAGGGCTCTCGGCCGAGGCGTTGCAGGAGTACGGCTACGCCGCGATGGGATCGGGGCTCAACACCGACGACTTCGGCGACTCCGTAATGAAGCTGTCGCGCACGCTCGGCGAAGCGGCCAAAGGCGGCAAGGATGCCACGAAGGCGCTGCACGCTGCCGGCCTGACGAGCAAGGCGATCAAGGCTGCGCTGTCATCGCAGGATGGGCTCGATGCGGCGCTGATGGAGATCGCCGATCGCTTCGCCGACATGCCCGACGGCGCGAGGAAGACCGCGCTCGCGATGCAGGTCTTCGGACGAAGCGGCGCACGCCTGATCCCGGTCTTGAACCAAGGCGGCGACGGCATCCGCGAGCTGCGCAAGGAAGCGCAGGATCTCGGGATCGTGATGTCGAACGAGACCGTTGCCGCTGGCGACGAGCTCGGCGACAACATCGACAAACTGAAAGCTGCGTGGGGCGGGCTGAAGAACCAGCTCATCAGCGCGCTCTTTCCGACGCTCAAGCAAGGCGTGGATCGCATCCTCGCATGGGTGAAAGCGAACAAGGAGCTACTGTCACAGAAGGTCCGCGAAGTCGCCGACAAGATCGCCGCCGGCATCGGCAAGATCGGCGAGGCGGTCCAATACGTGATCGACAACCGCGAAGCGATCATGTCAGCGCTCAACGCGATTCTGGATGTGGCGTCCGCGATCGGAAAAATCTTCGTCGCGGTGATCAACTCCGTGAAGGCGATCGCCGGATGGCTCGGCCGCATCGTCGGCAAGGTGCTCGAGCTGATCGGGCTCGGTGACGAGGGCATCACCATCGAAGAGCAACAGGCGCGGGCGAATGCCGAGCAGCGCCGGGCGAACGCGGCCAAATACTATCCGGGATCGGAAGCGGCACGGCAGGCCGCCGGTCCGAAGCCAGCGCTCACATTGCCGAGCACGGCGCCGAATGCGACGTACACCGCAGCGCCCATCCCCGCCGGCGCGGCTGCCGCCGGCGCGCAAGTCAACGTGACCGCGCCGATCACGGTGAACGCCGGGCCGGGTATGGACGAAGAAAAGATCGCGATGCACGTGAACGATACGCTGGCGGCGAAGATCCGGCAGGCGATGGCGGTGAAGCAATGATCCGTATCGGCGAGCTGGACATCGATGTGGCGAAGTCCGAAGAGCATCGGATCGAGAACGAGGCCACGGAATTTCCCGTCGAATCCGGTGCAACGATCACCGATCACGTGCGGCGCAAGCCCCGGGGGCTGACCGTCGAAGGTGTGGTCACGGACACGCCGCTGCATCCCGATCCGGTGGAGGCCGCGAATGGTGCGAAGCGCAGCACGACCGCGCTCGCCGAGCTCGAACGGATGTTCGACCCCAAAGCAGAAGACTTCGGCGCCGTCGCGATCGTGACGTCGCTCAAGCGGTATGCCTCCATGCTGCCGCTGACGCTGACGATCCCGCGCGATCGCACAACCACCGGCGGGCTGTTCTTCACGGCCGTTTTCCAGGAGCTGCAGACGGTCACGAACGCGCGGCTGGCCGTGCGTGTGTCTACCGTGCGCGGCGCCGCCAAGCGCAAGCTCGGCAGCAAGACCAGCAAGACCCCGGGCAACACCGGCGTGGTGGAGAGCGGCACGTTCTGCCGGGCACGAGATCCGAAGACGGGAACGTGCATCGACTCGCAGCCAGTCGTGGTCAAGCGCAACCCCGATGGCACTGCACAGTGGGTGTATGCCAAGGATGGCAAGCCGCTATCGCCCGAAGAGCAACAGGCATGGTCGCGCGACGAGGGCACGGCACCGGGTCACGAAGCCGACTTCGATCCGGCTCAAGGAACGTGGGTGGACAAGCGCACGAATCAGCCGGTATCACGCTACCCGGATCGCGCGTACTGGGATGAGACCGGGCAGCCCGTGCAGGCCGACAATCAGCAGAGCAAGCTCGATAAGACGCTCCTGCCGAGCGAAGGCTCGGGTAACGGCTTTTGGGATTCGATCGGGAGGCAACGGTGATCGAGCTTCCCTTCGTTCCATCGACGCCGGCGCGCTTCACGACGCAACTACTCGGCCGCGAGATCGCGATCGAGCAGCGATGGAACGAGTCGGATCAGGCGTGGTATTTCGACATGTTCGAGGCCGACGACACGCCGATCGTTCGTGGCATCAAGATCACGCTCGGGACGTTCATGGCCAGGTGGAGTGATCACCCGATCTTCGTGCGCGGCGCGATCATGGCGCAGGACACCACGCGCGAGCGCGACGAAGCCGGATACGACGATCTCGGCGTGCGCGTCAAGGTCTGGTATGTCAGCGACGCCGAGCTCGCGATGGCGCGCGCGCTGCGGCCGGGCGTCATGCAGGAGCCTTCCACATGACACGCATCCTATTTCGTGGCGTCCGCTTGCTCGTGTTCCGCACGTCGCTCGAACCGAAGATCTTCTCGCGCGTCGAGATCGGCGAGGCCATCGAAGACCTGCACGTAAAATTCACGGTCGAGAAGTCGCTCGACAAGTCGCCCAACCCCGCCGAGATCGTGATCGACAATCTGAACGAGGACAGCCGCAAGCTCGTGGCCCGCTCGCCCGTCGCCTGCATCTTGGAAGCTGGCTACGATGGCGAGTTGGAACGTGTGTGTCAGGGGGACGTGCGGTGGTCGGCGTCACGCATCGTCGGCACCGAATGGCAAACCACGTTGCAGGTTGCCGACGGTGGCCGGGCCTTCGCACGCGCGCAGATCAGCAAGAGCTACGGCAAGGGGACGCCCATGATCGTCGGCGTGCGCGACGCACTTCAGGTGATGGGCGTCGAGGTGCCGCCCGAGGTGCAGCGGCGCGCGGAGCTGCAGCGGAAGATCTCGGCCGGCGATGTCGCGCACGGGCGCGCGTCTGACGAGCTGTCGCGGATGCTCGAGCAGGCCGGCTTGTCGTGGTCAATTCAGGACGGGCGCGTGGTGATCCTCGGGCCTGCCGATGTGCTGCCGAAGGACACGAAGATCATCAGCGAGGAAACCGGAATGATCGGCAGCCCCGAGCAAGGCAAGCCGGACAAGGATGGCAAGCCGCCGACGTGGACCGTACCGATGGCGCTGCGCCCCGATCTCATGTGCGGGCAGCGGGTGCATCTCAAGGCGCGAGACGTCGAGGGCAACTTCCGGATCGAACGTGTGAAACACGAAGGCGACAACCTGATCGACAAATTCCAGACCGAGCTGGAGATCAAACCGATATGACCCGTCAGCCGCAGCTCGAAGACATGGTCGATGCTTTCATCGCGTCGGCGCTGCAGGACGTGCACGTGGCGATGCCTGGCCGCGTGACCGCGTACGACGCGAGCTCGCGCCACGCGAACGTCAAGCCGCTGGTAAAGCGCGTGCGCATCGTCGACGAAGAGCGGATCGCCGAGTCACTGCCGATCGTGCAGGACGTGCCTGTGGTGTTCCCCGGCGCGGGCTCCTATGACATCAGCTGGCCGATCGCCAGCGGTGACACCGTGCTGATCGTCTGTACGAGCTGCTCGCTGGAAAGGTGGCTGGCCGGGCTCGGCGGCGAAGTCGACCCCCAGGATCCGCGCCGCCACCGCATCGGCGATGCGATCGCGATCCCCGGGCTGCGCTCCGGTGGCGGATCTCCGACGTTCGGCGACCGTGACAGCGATCTGATCCTCGAGAGCGCTGGCAACATCGTGGCCGGTGGTTCGAGCCGGCTCGTGACGAAAGAGGAATTCGAGAACCACACGCACACCGCGCCCGGCGGCGCGACCGGCGTCCCCATCGATCCAATCGTCGGCACCGACAAGCTCCGAGGCTGACCTATGCTCGAAACCGATCCCATCGATTGGCTGCGCGACTCGTCGGGCGATCTCGTGATCCCGATGCAGCATGCGACCGGAGCGATCGGAGTCGGGCAGAACGTGCAGCTGCGGCTGCGCATGATCAAGGGTGAGTGGTTCATGGACCAGGACGTAGGCCCGCCATGGCTTCCGGGCGCCGGCGTATCGGAGGAGGAAGCGATCCTCGGTCAGCGGTTCAACCCCGGTCGTGCTCGAGCTGCCGTTGTGGAGGCGCTCGACGGCACGCCCGGACTCGGATCGATCACCTCCATCGAGATCACCTTCGACGATGCGACGCGCATCCTTACCATCACCGTCGAAGCGGCCACGCTCTTCGGCGACACCATCCGTGAAACCGCCGAGGTGACCGCATGAGTTTCGGCCTGACGCCCGAGGGGCTCGTGATCAAGACCCTGCCGCAGATCCGCGCCGAGCGCGAGCAGCGGTACCGCGATCGATTCGGCGCATCGCTGCCGCTCGGCGATCAGACGCTCGAAGGCCAGACCATCGCGATCGACAGCGAGCGCGAAGCCGTGGTGTGGGAGCTACTCGAGGTGCTCTTCGGCGGCTTCGATCGCGACAAGGTGAGTGGCGCCGGGCTACGCGCGCTGTGTCTGCTGACCGGTACGTTTCCGCCCCCGCCGCGGCCATCCGAGGTGACCGCCGTCCTGGCCGGCGATGACGGCACGACCATCGACGCCGGCTCGCAGGCCGCCGTCCCGCCGATCGGCGACGCGCCGCCCACGGCCGTGTTCGAGACCGTGCAGGACGAGACGCTCGCGCTCGCGGACGATTGGGTGACGGCCACGCCGTACGAGATCGGCGACGTCGTGACCGTCGGCGCTGGCACGGGCCACGTGATCCTGGCCACCGAGTCCGGCATCTCGGGAGCCAGCACACCGAGCGGTCTAAACGATTTCAACGATGACAACATCCAGTGGGCCGTGGTCGGCGACGGCAAGGCGTTCGCGATCGCGACCATGCGATCGACGGTCGAAGACGCCATCGAGGCGGCCGCGCTGCAACTGTCGCAGATCGTCACGCCGGTATCGGGCTGGACGGGTGTCCTGAATGCCGAAGACGCGCTGCTCGGCAATGGCGAGATGAAGGATGCCGACCTGCGCATCCTCGCCGAAGTCGAGCTCAACCGCGCGGGCATCAGCACGCTCCGCGGCATCCGCGCAGCGCTGATCGAGGTGGGCGGCGTTATCAACGTGTCGGTGTTCGAGAACAACACCGATGCCACCGTCGACGGCATGCCGCCGCACAGCGTGGAGGCGCTCGTGCAAGGCGGCGCGGCTGCCGACATCGCGCAGACGCTCTTCGAGAGCGTTGCCGCAGGCATCGTCACCACCGGCGGCGAGACTGAGACCGTTACCGACGACGAAGGGATCGATCACGACATCAAGTTTTCGCGGCCCGAAGAAGTCCCGATCTACGTTGACATCACGCTGACGAAGGATCCCGACGTCTATCCTGATGATGGTGACGATCTCGTGAAGGCGGCGATCGTGGCGTACGGGATTGACCATGCGCGCAACTACCCCGGACGCAATGCTGTGGCGTCGGTGCTCTCGGCAGCCATCCTCGCCGCCGTTCCCGGGATCTTCGATGTCGAGCCACCGCTGATCGACGACGCGCCTGCGCCGGCGACGTCCACCACCGTCGTGATCGATCCGCGCCAGCTCGCCACATACGACGCGGCCAACATTGCCGTGACGAGCTCGGACGGTGACCCGTGAGCCTGACGAACGTCGAGAAGCTCGTCGCCGCTAAGTCCGAAGGGTGGCAGGAGCTCGAAGACACCATCCGTGCGTGCATCGTCGGCCGGTGGGTCACCGATGCGGTGGGCGTGCAGCTCGATACGCTCGGCAAGCTCGTGGGCATCTCGCGAACGTCGAGCGATGACGAGATCTACCGCCGGTACATCTTCGTGCAGATCGCGATCAATCGGTCGCAGGGGCGCACGCTCGAGATCATCAAGGTGGTACGGCTCGCGCTCGGCGACACGTTCGCCGATGCCACCATCCGCGTGACCACGGTCGGGCCCGCGACGTTCCGGCTCGAGATCGAGGATGCGCTCGTCGACGACGACACCGCGCAGCTCGTTTATTTCTTCGTAGATCGCGCGCGCGCGGCCGGCGTACGCTTCACGCTGACATACAGCCCGCTGACGCCAGAGGAAGCGGCCGCGTTCGACGACGCGGATATCGGATTCGACGATGCGGGATTCGGCTTCGGGGGGACCATATGAAGTTTTCTGCCAACGGATGGCCCGTGATCGCGCTCGATGACTTCGTGCCCGCCAGCATCGTGCGCGACGTCAATCGCGAGGTGGGCAAGCTCTTCGCGCTCGGCGCCAAGGGCATCCTGATCCAGATCCCGATCGAGGATCTGGCGAAGACACTCGACGCGGTGATGGCCTCCGGTCGCGTGACCGGGCCATTCGAGCCGCGGCTGTGCGGCTGGCCGGTGGCCGGTTGGGAGCAAGGACACGTCGCGGTCATGGGTCAGAAGCCCAAGGAGCCACGCGTCCGCATCTATGACGCGACCGGGAAGGAGCACGAAGTCCCATGAGCAAACCGATCGAGATCGAGGCCGCCGAGGACGGCACGCCGGACACCACGCTCGGCGACACGTACGACAAAGACGAGCGCACCGTGCGGTGGTGCCCGCCTTCGTCGAAGCCCAACGAGCACGGGGTCTATCCCGATGCGCACTACGGGCACGTGTGGCGGAAGGGAAAAAAGGATTTCGTCATCGAGACGCGCGCCGGGAAATGGCTCCTGCACGAGCTCGCATCGGTGATCTTGCTCGACGACAGCAACAAGCGGAAGGAGTAGGCCGGTGGCAACGTTCCAACATGCAGGGCTCACCACGACGGCGACGACGGCCGACCAGGTGATCAGCTCTTTCACGCCCACGAACGTGACGAGCTGGAAATGCACCATCGTCGTGGGCTACCTCACCACGTACAGCGCCACGGAGTCGAACATGGGCGTGGTCAAGATGCAGGTGGGTGGCACCGACGAGGCCGAGATGCGCATCCAGAATACTGACGTGGACTCGCGTCCCGGGATCATCGTCATCCCATGGGGCAATGGGCTCGTGTTCAGCGGCGCGGAAGTCGTGCGCTGGATCGTCACGCCGGCGAGCACGACGAGCATGCGTTGGGTGGGATCCTTCCACGGTCAGGGCTGATCGATGGCGAGCAACGCGCCTATCTTCAAGACCGGATGCGTTCGTCTCACGACGAGCGATACCGGTGTGAAGGTGATCGCGGTGATGAGCCCGACGGCAGACGTCATGTGGAAGTGCTCGATGGTGAGCGCGTTCCCCTATCCCCACAGCACGCTCGACGGTCAATCGGGCACTCCGATCATCATGCGCGTGAACGGGAGCGACGTGTTCGAAGCGTACCTCGCACGCAACTACCGCGAAGCGGTGACGCTCGTCATCCCGTGGAGCAATGGCATCCGAGACAACGGGCTGAAGTTTCTCAATGGTGAACAGGTCAAATGGCTCACCAGCGCGAACACGGCGAACCTATTTGTCAGCGCCACGTGGTGCGGATCGGTGGCGGGGTTCTAGATGGGCAACAGCATCCTAAGCCAAGCGGTGTTCCGCAACACCACGCCCGGCCTGCAGGGCTATTCGGAAGCCGTCGCGACCGGCGCGACCGCGGATCCGCCGTCGCCGAACCAAGGCGATAACCAGCTCGCGCCGATCGCGATGCAGTCGATGCGCGACGACGCGAAGACCGATCTGTGGTCGTACGTGTCGCCCGACAATATCGAGACGTACGCATCCGAGCTCGTCATCCAGGTCTCACCCGAGGGCATGTGGGATCTCGGTACATCGATCCTCGACGTCCGCAGCAAGCCTGTCGGCAAAGCAGTGATGAAGGTGAACGGCACTGCAGTCATGGAGCTGCAGGTGTGGGCGCGCTGCACGCCGACCGAGCCAAGCATGGACTCTCAGACCACGAACAAAGGCTCGTGGGGCGCGAACAACTACGGCGACCGCTCCGAGGACACCACGCCGAAATACGCTGATGGCATCTCGCTCGCCGCCGGCGATACGCTGTCTTTCGAGGTGACGCCGTACGACCACGCGCTCTCGAACGCCGGGCTCTTTCCGCAGGTCTGGCGCTTCAAGGTCTTCGCGCAGGGCAGCGTCAGCGCGCAGCGCTTCTTTTGGACGGCGGCGTACCGGCCGCTCGATCTGTCGGCGAATCAGGTGGCGCAGACGTTCACGGCCCCCGTCAACGGCATCGATATCCAGTCGATCATGGTCTACGCCGATGCATCCGACCCATTCGTAGCCAACCGCGTGGAGCTTCTCTACAACGGGATCGTGGTGCACGAATTCGGTGGGTTCAACGCCACGATCTTCCGCAGCGTCGGCGGCCTCATCAGCTTGCCCATCGAGCAGAAGCTCGGCACGGGAGGCACGCTTGCGCTCCGCGGCAATCCGCTGATCGACTGCGGTGGCACGGTGTCAGTCCAGCTTCTCGGCGAGCTGACGGATCTCACCGAAGCGCCGTACGCCGCCGGCTACGCGGACGGCTACGCGGACGGGCTAGCCGATGGGCTCGCGACCGATCAGACCGGGCCCGTGGTGCAGAACATCGCCCCGACGCAAGGCACGGTGATCGGCACGAACACGAGCATCACCCCGATCACCTTCGAGGTGGCGGACACCACCGGCGTGCTGATCGCGAACGTGGACATCACGATTCACTTCGTCGATGCCACTTCGGTGAACGTGTGGAATGGCGTGGCGCTCGATGCCGCGTACAACGCGAGCTCATCTGTTGTGCAGACAAACGGCCAGCTCGTCACGGTGTCGCTCTTGCCCGACGTCGGCAACTGGACACAGACGATCGCGCGCATCGAGGTCACGGCCGACGACACGGCCGGCGGGCCCAACTCGAGCGACACGGTGATCGGTTCGTGGATCGTCACCGTCGACGACATCGGCCCGATCGTGCAGAGCATCGACCCCGAGCAGGGCACCGTGATCGGCGCGGGCAGCTCGAGCACACCGATCACCTTCGAGATCGCCGACGCGCATGGCGTCGCGATCGCCGACGTCGTGATCACCGTCCATCTCGTCGACAACACCACGATCGATGTGTGGGACGGCGCGGCTATCGATCCGGCGTTCGACGCTGCGAGCACGGTCGTGCAGACCAACGCCAACCTGGTAACCGTGTCCATCGTTCCCGATGCCGACTGGGATCAGACGGTGTCGCACATCCATGTCGAGGCCACCGACGGCGCGGTCACGCCGAACACGAGCACGACCACGATCGGATCGTGGATCGTGATCGGCGCGAGCAAGGACACCACGCCGCCGACGATCACGGCGATCTCGCCGACGCCAGCGGTTGCGGCAGGAGATCCCGGCGGCTTCCCGAACAGTTCGGCCGCGTTCACCACGCCGATCATCGTGGAGGCCACCGACGCGTTCCCCGGCATCGTCTACGAGTCAGTCACCGTCCGCATGTTCGGCGTGTCCGGTCTCGATCAGGATGCCGAGCAAGTCGCATTCCGAGCGGGCAGCTTCAAGCCGCCTTACGACGGGACATCAGAGATCGTGGGCGATCAGCTGTCGATCCTGCCGGCTGATGGCTGGCGTGGGACCTACGTCGTGCTCGAGATGGACGTGATCGACATCGATGGCAACCTCGCGCACGAAGAGCTCGTGTACCAGTTGCCGACCACCGCGCGCGCGATCGCGGCCGAAGCCGAGGCCGAAGAAGTCGACGCGGTGACCGCTGCGATCAACCGGCTGCCGGCGCAATTCCGGTCCAACGATCTGCCGTAGGAGAAAGCCATGGCCACGAGACCCGACAAGCTGCCGCGCTGGGCCACCGATGAGACGAACAACACCGAGCCCGACGAGGCGAAGAAGGATACCGGCTTCGAGAATGGCGAGAAGCCGATCCCATCGACCGATTTTAACTGGCTCCTGAACTACCACTATCAGTGGCTGCTCTTCGTCACGACGCGTACGCGGTTCGTGCGGCCGATCTTCGATGCGATCGATCTCGATTCGAAGAGCTGGACATCTGACGGCATCGTGGTGACGAGCGGGAGCCTCGCCAATGCGTTCTTCGCCATTCCCGCCGAGGAAGGCGACGTCATCTCGGCAATCGATGTGCTCGTCAAAGGCGATGGCGCAGTCGATGCGAACGTGACCGTGGTCGTATTTGATGACGGGATGGCCGAGACCGATCTCGGCACCGTGCTCGATTCGAACCGGAGCGCCGCGTGGGCGTTCCTGAACGTGCCGCTTTCCGGTGGGCCGTATACCGTGGCCGCCGGCGAACAGCTGCACATCAAGGTGGTTCCGCTGAACACCGGATACCAGATCGCCGGCATCCGAATCACCCCCTAGCGCTACCCTGTCCCCATGGCCGACGACAAGCCCCCGCCACGAAAGCCCCCGCTCGCGCACACCGTGCCGCGATCGCGGACGCCGCCCAAGGGCATGCCGGCCACGGATCAGGATCGCCCGATCGTGTCGCTGACGATCGACGATCGCGATCGGCGTAAGAGCGAATCGGCTGGCGGGCTCGTGTCCATGCGGCGCGCGTCATCGCAATACGAATCGTGGGAGGACTGCTCGACGCCGCCGACGTCGGATGCCGAGATCTATCGCGCGATCCGGCAGGTGGGGCTCGATATCGAACGCTTCGAGCAGCGGCTCAACGAGCGGCTCGGTCTGCTCGAGCAGCATCTCGGCGACCGGCTGAAAGAGATGGCCGCCGACCAGGACGAGCAGCGCGTCGCGCTCATGAACATCATGACGCGCACGCTCGATCGCGTGCTGGATGATAAGCGGCTCGAAGTGACGAGCACCGTCAAGGTCCAAGAAACCGGCGCGCTCTCGGCGATCGAAAATCGCTCTGCCGATATGAGCCTGCGCCGCAAGATCGCGTGGCAGTGGTACGTACTGATCGCCGGGATAGTCTCGTCGCTCGTAACGGCCCTGATCGCGCGTTACCTCTAACGCAAGGAGTCCCACATGCCCGAAGAGACCAAGCCAGCGCCGGCGAAACCCGGCTACAAGACCACCGAGTTTTACCTGTCCGCGTTCGCCACGCTGATCGGTCTGCTGTTCGCCAGCGGTGCGATCCACGACGGTGGCGCGACGACGGCGGACAAGATCGCCGGCCTGGCCGTGGCCGCGCTCGCCACCGCCGGATACAGCGTGTCGCGCGGCATGACGAAGGCGAAGTAACGTGGTCGCCGCGGTGGTCGCGCTCGCTGCGCTCGGGCTCGCCTTCGTCGGGCTCGTGACGTATCTCGTTCGCGAGCTCGTGGCGGCGCAGCGCAAGCGGGATGCCGATGTCGAGGCCGCCGAGCAGCGTGAGGCCGCGGCCGACAAGCGCTTCCGTGACGAGCTGGCCGTGGCCGAGACCTACCTCAAGGAGCGAAACGATGCGAACGCCAAGCGAGCCGAGACTGACGCCGAGCTGCGGATCCTCACTGAGCGGATCTCCCGCATGGGAATCGTGCTGCGCAACGCGAACGAACTACTTTCCAAGGGCACAGAGCGTCAGCTGGCTAGCGGTGATGTTGCTGCTGTTACTGCCAGCGTCACTGACCTTTTGCGCACACCACTGCCCGACCTGTCAGGAGCCACCCATCCAGCCGAAGCCGCTGCCGCAGGTGGTGATCCAACCGCGACCACCGTGCGAATTGCCCCCGCTGCCAAGCCCGATCGACCTGCAGGCGACTCCGACGGCTGACGGCGCGACGATCACAAAGGAGTCGCTCGTCGATCTCGCGCACTACATGATCGCCGTGCGCGCGTGGATCGCGGCGGCGCAGATCTGTCTCGATCAGTCGCTCTTCCCGGGCCCGACGTCGCAGCGCGGTCGCGTCGTGCCGATCGAGCGGCCACTGTACGTCCTACCTCCGTTCGAAGACTTCGCCGAGGATCACCCATGACGCTCTCGTATTCTTCGATCGCCCACCGCGTCCCTGGCGTTCGCGATCCGGCGCTCGCGCGCCTGCGATCGCCGTGGGGATTCCTGCTGCACACCACCGGTGGTGGCGTCACGGACAAGGCGCGCAAGACCGGCAAGCGGCCGATCGACGTCGCGATCGCCGTGTACATCGCTTCGCAGAATGGCTCGAATGGCTACCTGTGGGGCGGGCCGCATTACGTGTGCGATCACGATGGCGAGCTGTACCAGGTGGCGCCCGACGAAGCGCTCACGGCGCATGCCGGCGGCCCAAACCGGGCGGCCTATCTAGATGGCTCGTGGGCGAGCCGCGTGTCGCCCGAGACCGTCGCGCAGTGGCATCACCGGTGGCCGACGCGGCGCCATCCCTACTCGATGTTTCCGAGCACGAGCCCCAACGTGGATTACGTCGGGCTTGAGATGATCCCGATCGGGGACGGCTTCGGCGGCGAGCCGATGGCGCCCGGCCTGCGTTTCACGCACGCGCAGCACGACGCCGCGATCGCGCTCGGTCAGGATCTCGCCGCGCGCCACGGCTGGCCGGCGGGCTGGTACGCGGGCGGCCGGCTCGTGTGCCACGAGGACGTAGATCCGATCGAGCGCAGCGACGCACACGGCGGATGGGACCCCGGCGTGATGCGGCGGCTGCCCTACTTCGATCTCGAGTACATCCAGAGCGAGCTGGCCGCGGGCTAACGCTGACAGCCGATCGTAAACGCATCGATCACGATCGGGTGCGCGCCGCCAGTGCAGTGCACGCGGATCGGCGCGCGGCGCAGCTCGAACGTGCACGGCCGCATCTCGGTCGCCGTGCCCGCGGGCTCGTCACAACCCTGCGGCGGGGGCTGGACGCATGTCGAGAGCCCGTTCGGGCGGACCCCCTCGACGTAGAGGCCGGGCGGGCAACGCGCCAGCTCGGGGGCGTCGCCACCTACAAGAGCCCACAGCTGCAGGATGATCGATGCGATGATCGCGGCGAACACGGCGATCGCGCGGATCATCGCCCGCACACCCCGTCAACCGTCCACAGGTTGTGCCGTACGGCGTCGGCCTCAACACCCCCCAGCCCTGCGGCCGGCATCCATCGCCACCGTGCAGGCAACGCCACGGTGGCCAGTGCGAACGCGGCGGCCGTCGCCACGAAGTAGCCGTCGACGGCGTGAGGCGCCGGCGTCTCGCCCATGATGGGGTTGGTCTCGTGCTTTCCATCCCAGCCGCGCTCGGCGCGCGATCGGGTCTGCGACCAGTCGCAGGCGAGCAGCGCAGCGGACACGGCGATCGTGGCGCGCGTCCGAGCCACCGGCGAGCATGCGGCGATCATGGACAAAATTATGCCGAAAATCCCGCGATCGCGGATCCAACTGCAGCCATTCGGCCAATGCACCTGGTTTACGCGGTTTGAGCCCGCGGCCGCAGTCACCGCCACACCGTCCCCGGCCGCGCCGGAACGTTCTCGTTCGACATCGCCGCGCGCGCGACGTTGGTCTCGATCCCCCACAGCGCGACGCACAACGCATCGAGCACGTGCACGACCATCGACGGTGGGACGTGTTGCAGAGCAGCCAGGAGCCCCGAGCAGCGCGTTTTCGCTTCGTCGTGCGCCTTGTCCTCCGTGCCGCTGGGATGGAGGTGCTTGCGGATCACCTTCGGCAGCGTGCCGACCACCGGCAGGCTGCGCCGTTCGAGCTCGGCCACGATCACACCGTGCGCGATGCCCATAACCACAGCCGAGCGCGAGCTTTTCGATCCGGCCAGCGATTCGAGCGCCACGATGCTGGGCCGGAAACGGTCGAGCCGCTCGCCGAGCCATTTGGCAAGGTCTCGCGCGCGCCGCGTGAAATCGTGCGCAAGCTCGATCTGCATCTTCTTCGCGAGCGGCTCGGACGAGAACGAGTCGCAGCCGAGCGCGGCGATGGTGCCCGCGCGATCGACATCGATAACCGCGAGCCCGAGCTTGGCGAGCCCACCGTCGATCCCGACGATGATCATCGCGTCCTCGGAAACGCCGAGTGCGACTCGCCATCGAGCATCGGCAGATGGATCGTCTGGCCGATGTACGTCACCCCGTTGGGATTCGCGATCCCCGGTGGCACGACACGTCCGGCCCATTGCTTGAAGTGAAACGCCACGCCGTGGCGCTGCGCAGCATCGCGCGCGACGCGCACCCATTCGACATCGGCCGGGCGCCCGCTGTGGCCGGACTCGTCGCCGATGATGAGCCAATGGATGCGCTCGAGACTGCGCGAGTAGCCGAGCGTGAGATCCCACGTGTCCGCCCCGATGAATTCGAGGATCGGCTCGCAGCTCACGAAGCGCACGTCGGCCTGGATCCCGCGCAGCGTCAGGATGCGCTCTTCGGCGCGGCCATTGTCTTCGGCCGTCACGCCGAGCCACACGTTGGACCACGGGAAGCCCGACGGGATGCCGGCGTCGTACCACGGCAGCATCTTCGAGAAGTTTTCGGGCCGCTTCGTCAGTAGCAGCCAATCCAGATGCGGCGTCGCAAGGATCAGATTCCACAGCCGGCGGCGATGCGGGATGAGATCCTGCCGATCCTCGAAGACGTCGGCCATCGACGCGCAGAAGACGCGGCGGCGTTCGCCCGCTTTCTCGGCGGCTGCGTTCCAGCGGCGCGGCTGATCCCAGTGCTTATCGCCGAAGAAACGCCGCGGCGCGTTCGGTCCCCAGTGCGGCGGGCTCTTGTCATTCACGAATCGGCGATCGAACGCCTCGGCGTAGCAGTTGCGGCACGCCTCGCTCACGCGAACGCAACCCCACCACGGGTTGAACGTGTGATCACACCACGTAATCTCGGTTTTCTCACCCACGGCCATGCTCCTTTCGCGCCTCGTCGACAGCGGCAAACATGCGATCACGCGCGTAATTCGCCGACGGACGATCATCGTCCCGGATCGCATCGCATAGATCGCAAGCCGGTTCGAACACGGCAAGCCGCTGTCCGTATTCGCGTTCTGTTTCCAGCATCCGGCATTGAAGCCGTCGCACTTCCTCGATCAACTTGGGGACGAGCGTCCGCGCCTCGGCGATGAAACGGGCATCCTCGGGCGCCTCGCCGACGTCGGCGACCCACAGGCCGTTAGCATCGATGACGATGCAACGGCCGTGATCATCCTGCGCCCACACCCATGGACCGGGCTGCGTTGCGAGCTTGCACAGCGCCTCGGCTTCGAGCACCTCCATCTCACCCACCGATGGACTCCTGTGACGGCCGCAGCGCCTCAAGCGCGACCCAACCGCGTTTCTTGTCGATCGTGCAGGCATAGCGAATGGGCTGCCGGCCAGCTCGCGGGAGCTTGAACGGGCCGTGCGTGATCGTGGCCCCAGTGATCGTCGGCGCCTCACCGATCACGGACGAATAGTCCACGCGCGCACCGACAACAGCCCATGCCGGCAGGTTCACTGCTGCGCCTCGGTGGTGTCGATCACCTCGCCAGCCTCGCCGGACATCTCACGCCCGCGCTCTTGCTCGTTCTCGGCGCGGCTGGCCTCGCCATCGGTGAGCGCGTCGATCACGTCGCGCGCCGCGGTGTCTTCGCCGTCCTCGGTGCGCTGCTCGATCGCGGTGGCCACGAGATAGTCCTGGCCGAGCGGCAGCCGCTTACAGAGCCGACGGATCACGCTCTTGCGCTGCATCTCCGACTCCCAGTCTTTCCACGCGGGCGACTTGCCGCGCTGCTCGGCCACGCGCTTGATCTTGTCCAGCTCGGTGGCGTCCATCCACTCCAGCTCCTTCGCGCCGTGCGCCAGCCCGGCGACGGAGTAGGCGCCGATCACGAGCCCGCGATCGCCGATCAGCGGTTTGTGGATGATCCTCGGCTCACTGCCGAGCATCAGCTCGAAGGCGTCGCGCTCGCGCACGACTTCCGCGCCGAGCGAGCGCACCTCGCGGCTGCGCCGGGCCATCTTGATCATGCCCTTGTAGCCGGCCATGAATTGCGCGCGCCGCGCGAAGGGGACGAGATACGCTTCGCCTTTGAGCGCGCCGGGCTCGAGACCGGTCTGCGCGCACGCGAGCAGCGCGAGATAGATGCTCGCCGGATCGCACTGCCGCAGCTTCTCGCTCTGCTGCAGGTCGAGCAGCGCGAAGCGGATCAGCGCCTCGGGCCGCAGCCCGGCCGTGACCCACTGGGAGAGCCGCTGCAGCCGCGCCTGCAGAAAGTCGCCGTGCGTTTTCAGCTCGCGCGCGATCTTGCCGCGCTCGCCTTCCTGGCGCGTCAGCTCCTTTCCGGATTGCGTGTATTCGGTCTTCGCCATAGCTACCCATCATTCTGCGGCATCGCGCCGCGTGTCAAGTTTTTGCCCGTTCCCATCCGTGGCCGCGCGCCTGCAGTGCAACGAGGCATCGCTCGTGAAACGAGACGAGTTTGTTAGGATCGCGGTGCGATGGATTGCGCGCTGTCACGAGCGTCCCATCCTTGATCGGAAACCCGCAATTCCAGCAATGCGGCTCGTCTGTCATGGGCGCATCTCGGCGAGCCCGCGCCATTTCTCGTAGCAGGGCTCGCCGCCGGTGCGGCTGATGATGCTGATCTCGAGCGCGCGCATCATCGTGCCGCGCTTTGGCCGCATGGCGATCACCATGGTCTGCGAGCCGCTGCGCCAGAAGCCCCACGCGCCTTCCGCGGTGATGACGGTCTCGCTGGCCTCGCGATCGCCGTACGCCATCCGGCCGACATTCACCACAATCGGGCCGCCGGCGTGCACGACCGCGAGAATCGTGTCGCGGAAGCCGTCGCGGCATGCGCGCTCGTGCTCGACGAAGGCGCCGCTCTCGAGCTTGGCTCGGTAGGGGATGGGGTTGGCGCTCGCCGAGCTGGTGAGCATGCACAGCATCGACAAGATCACGGCCGATGCCATGCGCAGCGCTCGCCGCCCGCGGCGAGTGCTGGCATGCCACTGATCGGGGCAGACCGAGACTTCGCCTTCGAAGGCGAGTGCGGGATGGAGATGCGGCTGCGGCGATCCGCAGGTCGGACACTTCTCGCCCGTGACATCAATGCGTGCTCTCATCGTTTCACCATCCGGCGGATCTCATCAGCCGACGCCACCAATCGCAGCGAGGTGAGGTGCGAGATCGCTTCGGCGATCGCCTGATCGTAGCCTTTCTCGAAATCGTCGGGCCCGACCTGCGCCGCGGCGCGCATCGCATCCATCGCGCGATCGCGCCATTGCTTGGGGACCAGCACGAAGCCGGCGCCATCGATCACACCAGCGGCCTCGGCCCCGACGGCGATCATGACTTCGTCATTCGTCATCGTGATCCCGAAGAGCTCGCGCGATTCATCGCTGGCCGGCATCACTGCTCTCCATCGTTGTCGGCCTGATCGGCAGCCCACGATCGCGGCGTGCGCAGCGACCATCCCGTGTGCTCGCGCTTGTGGCGAGCCCGCACGTGCTCGAGCTGGACGTCGAGCAGCAGCCCGATCGCGTCGGACATCGGGCGGCCCGCCATCACGTCGGCGATCACCGTGCGCGCGATGCCGAGCAGATACTCCAGCTCGCCGATGTAGCCCGCGTGATCGAAGCCGGCGCCGCTCTTGTACGCGGTCAGCTTGCCTTGCTCGTGCGCGTCGAGCCCGGTCGCGCCAGCGGCCGCGAGCGCCATCAGGATGCGGCTCGTCATCTCTTCCTTGACGCGCTTGGCGTCGGCTTCGAGCGCCTTCGCCGCGCGCAGCCGCTTCGTCACGTCCATGTCATCGGGCGAGGCCGTCACCACGAGCTTCGCCTGCGCCTTGCTCATGCGCTCGGACGCGTAGCGGCGCCACGCCTGCGATGCGTCGACGCTGGGCTCCTTGCCATCCTTTGCGCGCGACCAAAACAGCTCGAGATCGCGCAGGATGGCGCGTTCGATCTTGTCGTCGCGCTCGACGCGGAACGGCCCCACGTAGCGCTGGCCGCCGAGCAAGCAAACGACGTCGCACCATCCGATGCGCGCCTTGGGATCGCACATCGACAGCACGGCCATCTCCACGCGCGACTGGATCTCGACGCGTTGCGGGATCCAGTCCTCCCACAGATCGGCGAGATACGCCGACGTTGTCTTGACCTGCAGGAGCCCGATCGCGGCGAGCTCGCTCGGCGGCCGCGGCTCGACCTCGATCACGCCGCGGATCTCGTCCGAGTCGGCCACGATCCCATCCGGCGTGGCGCGTAGCCAGCCGTTCGGTGCGACGTACGACGCGGTGGGGACCCACACGGGCACGTTGCGCCGCGTGGCGTAGACCCCGCGCACGATCGGTTCGAGCAGCTTGCCCCACAGCGCGGGCTCGGCGTCTTCGCCGCGCGGCTCGGCCGTGCCACGGATCGCGTGGAACACCGAGAGCGGGCTGCGGTATGGATCGCAGCCGAGCGCGGCCGCGGCATCGGATGCGCCGATGCAGTCAGTGGCGAGCGTTTGCTCGACCGGGACGATTGCTTGTGTCATCGAATTCTCCTGGTTCCAGCCTACGATCCTCTGAGGATCGTGCGCAAATTTTGTGCGGCTACGCGACGCCGCGATCGTACAGCGGCGAGGATTCCAGCTCGGCGGCCGCATCCGACGAGAGCCCGTGATCGACTGCGAGCAGCACGGCGCGCGCGCAGAAGAAGCACAGGAACGCGCGATCGAAGGTCTTGCCAGGTGCCACCACGTCCACGGCGTTCGTCGCGTCGATGACGGCACCGTCGTGCGCGGCTTGGAGATCCTTCGCCAGCTCGAGATCGTGGCGCCCGCGGAGCTCCGCGTAGACCAGCGCGGCGCCGCGCGAGATCTGCGGCTCGCCGGCCATGCTGTGCGACACCATCGTGTCTTCCATCTCGGGGCGGTAGGCTGCATCCGGGATCAGCGCGCCGAGTCCGCACACGCGGCCATCCGCGCCGCGCAGCCGGCAGATGCGCCCGGCGCCGGTGGTAGTGGATGGTCCGCCTTGCGCGATGATGGTGCGCACGACGCGATCGTAGGTCTCTTGCTTGGTCATTTGAACCATCCCGCTGCATGCAGCTCGCGCAGCTTCTCGCGGAGTAGCCCTTCGGCCACGTCGCTGGTGTTCAGGCCGAAGAATCCGGTTACGAGCAAGTCCTGCAGCGCGCGCGACGCGGCCGGCGTGAGATCGATCCAGATCCCGCTGGGGATCCGCTTCTGCTGTCGCTTCGGCATTACTTATCCTTCGTCAGCTCGACCATCTCATCGGCGGTGAGCATCTTCCCATCCATGATCGCCGCGGATGGCATCCATCCAGCGCCGCGCACGAAGCGCTCGGCGGTTTCGCGCTTCCAACCTTGCCCCCACGGGTGCGACGGATAGCGATCGCCACCGCGATCATCGGGCTGCGACATCCAATCGATCAGCTCGTCGGCCGTTGCGAAGACCGGTGAGATCGGGCCGTCGCTGACGGTCTGCCACAGCTGCCATCCTTCGCCTTCCGGCGGACAGATGCTGTAGCCGCCGCACGTGTCCTCGTCGTGCTCGAAGTCCTTATCGTGGCGGTTGGGATGCGTGCACGTGGCTTTGTGCTGGAACCATGCAGCATCGGCATACGATTCGCCGATCGGAAACGTGAAGTCGAGCGGCACGCGGTTGATCTCTCGTCCCATGATTCATCCTTTCGAGTTGCAACGTGGGCACGGGGTGGGCTCGCTATCCCAGCACCTCCAAGTGATCTGACAACGGCTGCAGCCGTACAATACGATCCGCTGCACCACCTCGACGACGCGGCCGTGCGGCTCGTTCGGATCGTAGGGCTCGCACCACACGGCGATCTCGAGCGTCGGCGGCAGCGTCGACAGCAGCGGGCGCCACGGGTTGCTCATGGCTGATCTCCGAGCGCGCGCCGCAGCGCCGAGATCTCGGTGTGCAGGTAGCAGAGCCGCGACCAGTGCGACGGCGGCAGGTTCGCATCGAGCGTGAGCCGCGACATCGCGCGCTCGATCTCGGTCAGCCGCAGGCGCGCGTGGCGGATGAGCCCTTCGAGCACTTGGGCATGCGCCAGCGCGTTGCGGGCGATCGTGGCGAGCACGTCGGCATCGGCATTCGATGCCATCAGCTATCCCATTCCACGGCATCGCCATCGCGATGGCCGAGGTGGCGCCCCGTGTGGCCGCTGTCGAGCACGCACGTGCACGTGAGCCCCGGGCACGGCATCCCGCACGCCACCGATGGTGCGCCGGTCGGCGAGGCGAGATACACCTCGCAGGAGACTTGAATCTCGATCGCGCGCGCGCGCATTTCGCGGAACATGATCCCGAGCGCCTCGGGCATCGAATGCTCCGACGTGATCCGGTCGAATGCCTCGACGTTCGACGCGTCGCGCATCTTCCCAACGATCTGCATCAGCCGATCGCGCGCCCACTGCTGATGGCGCAGCGCCATGCGCAGCTCGGTCTGTAGCCGCACGGTCTCGCGTAAGCCATCGACCCACCGATCCACGAGCCCGGTGTCGGGCGGGATCGAGCTGACCGAGCGCTCGTACGGCTTGCACGCCCGCTGCGCGCGATCGAGCGGATACCCGAGCTCGAGAAGCCGGTCGATCGCCACGACATCGACGCCGCTCAAACGCGCCGCGCGCAACAGGTCGAGCGTGGTCATCTTGCGGCGCTGCTCGATCCGTTCGAGCGCGCACGCGAGACACAGGCCGCGCGCCGACTCGGGCAAGAGCGGATACTGGTCGCCGCAGACCGTGCACACGTCGTGCGTCGTCGACTCGTCCATCACGCTGCCCTCGAGATGCTGTGGGTCGCGCGCATGGCGATCTCAGCCTGCACGATATCGAGCCACCAAAACTCCGTGGCGCTGCCGATGGCGCCCATGCCGGGCGAGATGCTCGTCGCCAGCCGTTCGAGCGTCTCGAACGTGCGCTGCAACGCCGCATCGGACAGGAACGCCACCGCGGCGGCGGGAAGCGGGCCGACCCACCGCACGACGTTGCGGCCGGGCACGGTGATCGGCGTCGGGCTCCACGACACGTGCTTCGTGCGCTGCGCCCGCTCGGGATGCGGCGTGCGCTCGATCCAGTGGAAGCCGCGCCGCGTGTATCGCCCATCGCTGCAGAACCGGCCGAACGCATAAGTAAACTGTGCCTTGCCGCCGAGCGCGTGGAAGTGCCGCACGAGTGTGGCTTGCTCGATCATGTGTCCTTCGGCCGTCTGGCGAGCGAGCCATCGCAGTGCGCGCGCACAGAGCGCCGTGCCGAAGAGTGTCTCAACGGCCGGCTTCACTTGGCACCCCGCACGACTTGGTACTGGCGATCGAGGATCATCGCGCGTCCGATCCAGTACCAGATACGCGCGAACCGGTCGCTCGGCACGTTGCTGTGGTAGTACGCGATCAGATCGGCTGACACCTCGACGGGGTTGCATTCGATCCTCATGACGCCTCGCTGTCGGCGAAGTGCAGCTCGGTGCAGGCGACCGAGCAGATCGGCACCATCACGCCATTGTCCATCGGCACGTGGCCGGGCTCGTCGCCTTCGTTGATCGGCCGGCCGCACACCCAACACTTCTCGGTCTCGATGTCGAGCACGGTCTTTGCGAGCCCGAGCCGGCGCTCGATCTCGGCGTCGATCTCGGCGACGTGCGCCCACAGACAGAGCACGGCCGTAGCGTCTTTCTCGCGGCGAATCTCCTGCACGTTGGCGCGGCGTTCGGCGAGCAGGTCTTGATAGCTACGATTCTTCATGGCTGGCCTTCACGAGCTTGAGGTGTCCGATCACGAATTGGTGAATCTCGCCGGTTTTGCGACCCTCTATCAACGCGAGCCATCCGGTACCAGTGACGTACGTCAGCGCGACGATCACAAAGGGCTTGCCGTGCAGCGAGCTGGCATGCTCGGAGGTCACCGTGCAGCGCCGGCCGATGAGGTTGGTCATCACGACGCGATCTCCGGGGTGTAGTCACGCTCGATCAGCTTGATGCGCTCGCCATCCGTCGCATGCTGATCGCCGATGGCCTGACGGCCAGCCTCGGTGATGCGCAGCCGCGTGGCGTGGCGGATGTTGCGCCCCATCGCGTCCTTCGCGGTGCGTCCGCGCACGACTTCGACGAGACCAGCCTTCATGCAGCGGCGCATGTGCGGCGCGTCGACGGCGGCGATCGCGTTGGGGAACTCCCGGCGACCATCGGCGATCCGACCGAGCACCCACACGTTGAGCGGCGTCGCGTTGCAGGTGATCAGCTTCTTCGTGGCCATGCTCTTTGAATCGGCCGGGCCCGGCGCGGGCTCGGGTACGTTCGGGGTAGCTGCGGACTTGCGCATCACACGCTCCTTGGCGTGGCCGAGTCGATCGCGATCTCGATGGGCTCCCATGCCCACGTCGGCATGCGCACGTGCGTGTATCCGCACTCCGCGAGCAGCCGCAGCGTGCGCAGGTCATACGCACGAGACACCGGGATGATCGACCCCGAGGTGTGCAGCGCTTCCATCTTCATCTTCGCCATGCCTGACCTTTGCTGCACGGGGTGGGCCGCACAAATTTTGTACAACCGTGCATCTCGTATCACGGGAGCGACGCGGTGTGAACAAAGGTTGACGCTCCCGCGGACAAAAATTGTCACCGCCGATCCCCGGGAGTTGCACATCACGGAAGATGTGTAGTTTTTGACCTTGCCACGCACTGCATCATTTCTGTATGGGTGAGAGGAGCACGCTCGAAACCTTCATCCTGTGGGGGGGCAGAATGATCCGGATTGACGTCCACCGGCACAATCTCGTAAGCGTCGAATACAAGCCGCCGCTGTGGCGCCGGCTCTTCGGCGACCGTCCGCAAGAGGGGTTCGCCATCCCGATCGCGGCGCTCGATGGAGGTCGCTTGTGGGTATGGGATCGCAGCGGCCGGGATGTCGATCACGGACGCGTCGTGGCCGTCATCGGGCCCGCGATCGAGCGCGAGGTGCGGCTCTCGGTCGGGGCCCATCGATGATGGGCGTCACCGTCCGACGACGCTACCAATGGGTCAAGCTGCTCGCGCATCTCGACGCGCTCGATCCGGACCCCGGGCCCGAGCTGACCGTCGATGAGATCGAGGCCATGCGGCCGCGCACGCGCGAGGACTGCCGCGACGGCGTGCGGCCATGCCCGTGGGGCTGCCGACACAACCTCGCGTACGAGATCACGCCGGTGGGGTCGATCAAGCTGCGCGAGATCCCGGAAGGCGCGATCGCGTGCACGCTCGATGCGGCCGAGCGCGGCGGCATGACGCTCGAAGAAACCGCGCAGGCGCTCGGAGTCACGCGCGAGCGAGCGCGACAGATCGAGGTGCGCGCCTTGCTCAAGCTGCATGCCCGGCCCGAGGACTTGGGCCGATGACGGCCGAGCTCGAGATGTGTTGCCCGCGCTACGGATGGGGGGATGGCGATCACGAACCGACGTGCGTGCTCGCGCCGCGGCCCTACCCCATGGTGCCGCAGATGGCGGCGCCCGACACCGAGCGCATCGTGCTCGGCTGGATGATCGCGAGCGGATTCACGAACGACTTCGGCCTCTCGACGGATTGCTTCGCCGGCGGCCTGCGGCAATGCCTGTGGCGCGCGCTGCTCGACCTGCGCGCGGCCGGTCAAGCGATCACGCCCGAGAGCATCGAAGGCGCAGCGGTCACCGGTGGCCGCGAGCACGTGCCGCGTTGCTCGTCGTGGTTCGAGATCAAACAGTGCGTCGAGGCCGGCGAGATGCCGCGCGGCCCCATCGGGCCCGAGGCCGAATGGCTGCGCGAGCTGGCGCGGCGCCGGCGACTGCAAGCCGCGCTCGTCGACGCGCTCGAGCACGTCGCGGCCCGACGCGCGGAGGACACCTGCATCCAGCTCGCGATCGTGCTCGACAACATCGCCGACGAGTGCTGACCCGGCGTAAATTTGCTCGCTCGCCGCGCAGCGGCTACGTTCGCCGGATGGCGCGTGCACGTCTGAAGATCTCGAACGAGCTATCTCTGCCGCTGGACTTCGTGACAAGCACGCAAGCCATCCTCGCCAAAAAGGGCAAGGGCAAGAGCTACACGGCCAGCGTCCAGGCCGAAGAGCTGCTCGCTGCGCATCAGCAAGTCGTGGTGGTGGATCCTACCGGCGCGTGGTGGGGCCTGCGATCGAGCGCGGACGGCAAGTCTTCGGGCTTCGCGATCGCCGTCCTCGGCGGCGAGCACGGCGACGTGCCGCTCGAAGCCACGGCCGGCGAGGTGATCGGCGACGCGATCGCCACCGAGCATTTCTCGGCCGTGCTCGATCTGTCGCTCTTCCGCAAGGCGGAAGCGAACCGGTTCATGGGCGTTCTGCTCGAGACGCTGTACCGGCGCAACCGCGAGGCGCTACATCTGTTCATCGACGAGGCCGATACCGTGGCCCCACAGAAGCCGTTCGGCGACGAGGCGCGCACGCTCGGTGCCACCGAGGACATCGTCCGGCGCGGACGCATCCGCGGCATCGGCTGCACGCTGATCACGCAGCGGCCGCAGGTGCTCAACAAAAATGTTCTGTCGCAGGTCGACATGCTGACCACGCTCGGCATGAATCACCCGAAGGACATCGCGGCGATCAAGGAATGGGTGGCCGTGCACGGCGACGAGGATCAGGCGAAGCGGATGATCGCCGAGCTGCCGGCGCTGCCGATCGGGCAAGCGTGGGTGTGGGCGCCAGCTGCCGACATCTTCGAGCGCGTCACGATCCGCCGGCGTACCACCTTCGACAGCGGCAAGACCCCCAAGGCTGGCGAGCGCGCGCTCGCGCCGAAGGTGCTCGCCGACGTGGACATCGCGCGGCTCGGCGCGACGATCGCCGCCACCGTCGAGAAAGCGAAGGCCAACGATCCGAAGGCACTGCGCGCGCGTGTGGCCGAGCTCGAGAAGCTGCTCCATCGCAAGCTGTCCGCGAAGGAGCGCGCGCGCGTCGAGACGAAGACGATCGAGAAGCCGGTGATCAAGGCGGCTGACATCAAACGCATCGAGACCGTGCTCGGCCGGCTCGACAACATCGCGGGCCGCATGTTCGCCGTCGCCGAATCGTTCGTGTCGATCACGGGCTCGATGCGGGCCCACCTGACGCGATGGGCCGGACGCTCTCCTGCGGAAGTGTCCGAGCGCGCGATCGCGGCCGGACAGCACTTCGCGAGCGATGGCAAGGTCACCGTGTTGGCCGGCAAGCATCAGATCCGCGTGCCCGCGACCGAGAAGACGCTCGTGCGTGCGGATGGCCGCCAGCTGCACATCACGGCGACCGCGCGCGGCGACAAGCTGCCGACGGGTGAGGCCGCCGTCCTGCGCGCGCTGATCATGTATCCCAACGGACTCATGCGCGATCAGCTCGGCGTGCTGACCGGCTACAAGCGCAGCTCGCGCGACTCGTACATCGCGCGGCTCAAGGAGCGCGGCTTCGTCACCACCGACGGCCAGCGTTGCCAGGTGACCGCGCGCGGCGGCGCCGCGATGCCGGATGCCGAGCCGCTGCCGACGGGCGCCGCGCTGCGCACGTGGTGGCTCGAACGATTGCCCACCGGCGAACGCGCGATCCTCGAACACCTGATCGCAAGCTATCCCGATCCGATGGCGCGCAGCACGCTCGACGAGCAGACCGAGTACAAGCGATCGTCGCGCGACAGCTACATCAGCCGGCTTGCTGCGCGCGAGCTCGTGCAGGTTCTCTCCCACGGCAGCGTGCGCGCGAGCGAGACGCTCTTCGAGGCCGCGTAATGGTCTCGTCGCGCGTCGATGGGCTCGTGCTGCAGCTCCTGGTCTGGGCCGAGACTGAGCGCCTACCGTGCGATGTCTCGCTCGGCGGCGATCTCGCGGTGTTCTCGCCGGATCGCCGCCATCGCTACATGCTGACGCGCAAGCTCGGCGCCGGCGATCGCGTGCTCACCGGTATCGGCGCGAACCCATCGACGGCCGACGCCTTCCGCAACGATCCGACGATCAAGCGCGGCATGGGATTCGGCGCAACGTGGGGCTGCGGCCTGTACGTGATGCTCAACGCGTACGGTTGGCGCGACACGAAGCCCGAGAACATGTGGGCCGCGTGGCGCGACGGCGCTGATATCGTCGGCGAGCATAACGATCTCGCGATCGGCGTCGTGCTCGATCAGCTGATCGACGGCGACATCCCACTCGCTGCGTGGGGGCAGATCCCGCGGAACGAGCGCGCGCGCCAGGTGGCCGCGATCGCCACCACGGCCGGCGTCAAACTGCAATGCCTCGGTGTCACGAAAGACGGTTCGCCGAAGCATCCGCTGTACCTCGCCGCGAGCACCCCGCTGCAGCCGTGGTCCGCGGCGTGATGCGGTGGCAGCTTTCGTGGCGCGCCGACCCCGCGGGCAACGTGCTCGCGAAGCGTCATTACTCGTGCCAGTCGCCGGACTCGGATCAGTTTGTCCCGCCGGGCGCGTGTGTCGTGCTCGTCATCCCGGGCGCGGCCGTGTGGGTGACGTCGTGGCCCAAGGCGGAATACGTCCGGCACGCGTGGCCCGGCGCGTGGATCAACTCGATCTTTCGAAACGAGCGACGTGATCTCTTCCTGTCCAGCGAGCTGATCCTCGAAGCCATCGCGGCCACGCGCTTCTACTGGGAGCCACCGTCGCTCGGGCTCGTCACCTTCGTGGCCCCGGGCAAGGTCAAGCGCAAGCGCGATCCCGGGCGATGCTACCGACGAGCGGGCTTCCACGTGGTCGGCAAGACGCTCGAAGAAGGACACATCGCGCTGCAACTCCTGCCGCACGAGATGCCGCCGGCCGAAATGCCGCTTGGTGCACAAGTGACGCTGTTTTGAAGTTCGTCGAAAATTTGCGCTCCGTGATCCTGGGGATGATGCTCGCCGGGCATGCCCTCGAAGCGCAAGCCGAAGCCATCCCCGATCAACGTGGCCCCCGGCGCGCCGCCGCTTGCTGACTGGGAGAAACTCGTCGTGCCGAAAGATCCAGCATCGTACGCCGCGGCCGCGGCCGTGTCAGCTGATGTCCCGCTGCGCCGGCTCAAGCATTGGGTGGCGAAGCTCGCGATCGCGAAGCATGGCTCGATCGCTGCCGCCGCGCGCAAGCTCGGCCTGACGCGCGGTGGCCTGCGCTACTTGCTACGGACGGCCAAACGGAGGTGACGCCGTGGCGGACGTCACCGACGAGACACCTTTCTCCGATCTGCCGCATCCCGCCGAAGGCTTCAGCGGCGAAGCGAATGGACGCTCACATGACGTGCTGTGCACGTCCGAGCAGCCGTTTGATCTCGCCGAAGCGTTCGTGACCGCACATCCGTCGTTCGTTCGCAAAGACAGTCGGTGGTGGAAGCGGCACGACGGGCGCCACGTGCCGATCGGTGATGACGAGCTCGCCGGGATGGCCGTGCGGTTTCTCGAGAGCGCGCGGGCGCCGCGCACGGACAAACAGGGGCGCATGCGCGCCATCGAGGTGCGCTACACGCCAGCGAAGGCGCAGGCGATGCTAGCGGCGTTGCTCGGCGTCGCGCCGCTGATCGGCGACGGCGATCCGTGCTGGATCGATCCGCGCGACGGCGATCCCGACCCTGATCGGCTGCTGCCGTGCGCTGATGGCGTGCTTGATCTGGACACCGGCCACCGCATCGATACCGGTGGGCGGCTGTTCACGTCGGAGCGCTCCGATGTGCACCTGGCCGACGAAGAGACCCCGGAGCGGTGGCTCGAGTTTCTCGGCCAGCTGTGGCCCGACGACGAGGAGTCGATCCGGCTGTTCCGTCAGTGGTGCGGATACTTCCTGACGGCCGACACGTCGCGACAGACGATCTTCGCGCTGCTCGGCCCGCCGCGCGCGGGTAAGGGGACCATCACGAAGGTGCTGTCCCTGCTGCTCGGCCAGCTGCGCGTGGCGCACCCGTCACTCTCCACGCTGGATGGCACCTTCGCGATGTCTGGACTCGTCGACAAACGCCTCGCGATTTTTGAAGACGCGCGGCTCGGATCGACAACCGACGCACCGAAGATTGCCGAGCTCCTGCTGCGCATCAGCGGCGAAGACGCCGTGACCATCGAGCGGAAGTATCGCGACTCGTTCAACACGCGTCTTCCGTGCAAGCTGCTCTTGATCTCGAACGAGCTGCCGTGGCTGCAAGACATGTCCGGCGCGCTCGCGGAGCGGTTCAGCATCCTTCGGTTGTGCGAGTCGTTCATGGGGCGCGAGCGCTCGAACCGGTACCGAGATTTCGTTCCCGAGCTTGGCGGGATCCTGCGATGGGCGATCGGCGGCCTCGCCGATCTCGAGCGGCAGGACCGTTTCCTCGTACCAGCCGCGTCCGAGAAGCTGCTCGACGAGCTGCGCGCGCTGTCGAGCCCCATCCGAGAATTCGTGGCCGACCGCTGCATCGTCGCGCCGCACTGTCGCATCCCTCGTGATGACCTATGGGCGTCGTGGTGCACGTGGTGCGAGCACACGAAGCACCGTCCGGGAACCCGCGGCTCGTTCGGTCGTGCGCTGCGCAGCGTGGTCCCCACGCTCGATTCCGAGCAGCGGCGCCTGCCGGACGGGACGCGCCGGCGCGAGTACCTCGGCGTGGCGCTGGCGTAGCGGACCCCGGTTGTAGGCGCGAACGCCTTCTATGTCGGCGTCACCGCGGAAACACGCGGGGCATTTTGGTACCTGTGACAGACCGTTTCCGGGATGGCAGACGGCCGGGCAACTCGGACGGATGTGCCTGTGTTCGGCACCGATTCGGGAACCACGATGGGCACGGATATTCCTTAATGATTCTCTATTGGGAACAAGAGGAACAAGTAAAAGAATAGAAAGTGCTGCGTTCCGAAAAAAGGATGCCTTGGGATCCTGGGAAAGTTTCAGATCGGCCTGTGCTGCCTGTGTGTGCTGTTCCGTGTGAGCGCTTACGTTTCGCAAGCCGGCGCGAAACCGGCCTCACCATGCGATGGTTAGGTGTGCTTCCGGAAGCCCTGCGCATGCAGATTCGCGAGCTGCTCGAAGGCGCGTACACGCCGGCCGAGGTGATCTCGGAGGTGGTGCGCACGCACGCGATCGGCGTCGCCGAGGCGATGGCCGCCGTCAACGATGCGCTCGACGCCGAGGCCGCGGCGTTCGCTCAGTCGCGCGCGCGGATGATCGCCGCGCGGCGCACGCTGCTCGCCCGGATCGTCCGCGGCGCGATGAGCGAAGGCCAGTGGATGGCGGCCGCGAAGGCTGGCGCCGAGCTCTGCAAGCTCGATGGCCTGTACGCGCCGCAGCAGCGCGAGGTGCGCTCGACGCACGTCAACGTCGAGATGCCGTCGATCGACTGGGATCGCGTTCCGCTGTCGCTGCGCGCGCAGCTGCTCGACGCGCTCGAGCTGGCCTCGGGCGCCGAGCCCAACTGAAAAACACGCGCGAGCGCGCGACGTCCGGCCCCGTGCGCGCGTTTTCTTGCGCTGCCGCACCATCCGGGGGCATGCTCTGCCACAGCAGCCACGGGCCCCGCTGGGCCAGCTGGGCTCATAACCCGGCGTTGCGCGGTTGGACTCCGCGGGCTGCGACGAATGGCGGAAGGTTCGACGACAACTTCGCAAGGTCGGGTAGCCGCGGGTTGCCACCGCGGAGCGCGATTTGCCCCGGAACGAGGGAAGCCGCATAACGTCGCCTCGCAAGCGACGGCGGGCGTTCACTAACGGGGTCCTGCCGACCACCAAACACGCCGACGCCGCGGCCCCTCCGCGAGCGTCACTACCACCGAGCCTGATGCCGAAGCTGCGCCGCACGGTTGTCAAAGCCAGCGATCTCGAGCGCTCGTTCAGCCGGCACCTGCGGTGGTGCTGCTCGGAGTGTCTGCACCTCTTCAGCCTCGATCCCGACGATCCTCGCGTCGGTTCGGGGCGCTGCCCGTCGTGCCCGAAGTGCGGCGCG